TGTTTTTTGAATGGGAAGGGAGGAAGTATATTGTACTTCCTCCCTTTTATTTTAGCAAGCCGGGGAATCGAACCCCGGAGGTGCCAGCCTTGCTAATTATGCAATTTTTTTCAACTTTTTGCCTTTTCTTTTCGTTCTCTGCTCTGCTTATGCTAGAGTCATCAAAAACAATATTATAATTGCTATCTTTTAAGACTTTAGCCATTTTAAAAGCGTTAATTTTTGGAAAGCTGCAAACGTACTCAATAACATTCATTCTAATATATCCGTTTTCTTTTCCCAGCTTTTCAAGGTCCTTTTTGTAAAAATTAAACATCCTTATTTCTTTCTGTTCTACTGTTTCGTTCATCATAGTCTTAACCCTCATTATTCTGTAATTCTTTCAAATATATCTATTGTTTTGCGTGCGCTTGATCTCCTCTTTTCAGCCATATAACTATGGCGCTTGCTCTTTAGGGCTTTTTCAGCTTCCTTAAGGTTTACAACTCCCCAACCTGCGGCCTCTCTTAATAGCTTAACTTCTTCTTTTGGTAGCTTAATGGCTCTTAAAGTGCCGGGATTGATAGAGTAATTATCTTTAATTCCCGGATATAAATCCTGGCAAAGTGGAATATATTCATCGCTCCCCATATTCTCGCCGATATTCCATACATAGAAACCGAATGGAATCTTTTCGACTATCTTATAAATATCTGTTTTCCATAATGTTTCACTTGTAATTGTGTCATCCTTAACTTCAAATCTCATAACCTTGTACCTTTTCGCCGATTGTGATATAATTGGCTTACCTTTCTTTTTTTGATTGGTGGCGGTTGTTTGTCTTAGTAGGATGTCAACCGCCTTATTTATTTTGTAGCTTAATAATAACATCTTATAAGGTGTATGTCAACACCTTTTAAGATGTTTCTTGATTTTATTTTTAAGTGTTGCAAAACTGCAATATTTTATATATAATAGAAAAAACAAAACAGAAAGGAGCTTGTGAAATGCTTACATATAAAATAGATGTATTAAAAGAGCTGGCACAGCGTGGCTACACCGCAAATAGAATGAGAAAAGAGAAGATATTGAGCGAGAGCACGATGCAAAATCTAAGAAACAGGAGTGACATTAATACAAAGACCTTGAACACGTTGTGTATTATATTGAGATGTCAGCCAAGCGATATAATAGAGATAGTACCAACCGATGACGAGAAGATAAAATATTTTTAAATAACACTAAAAAAAGTGTTGACAATATAACGCTATAGGCATATAATCAAGGTACATTAAAAGAAAGGACAGCCGAAAGGTTGAAAGGTGGAAAGGATGAAAACAATAAGCATTGACAAGCTCAAGAAGATGAGCTACGAAGATGGAAAGAAATTTTTATTAAGTGCTGGATATGTAGCACAGGGGAGCGACGAAAGCCCTTGTTACAGTACAGAAGCCGAAAAGATAATAGATGAGCATTTTTATCTTTTTGATAAAGATGATGAACAAGTTGATTTGATTAATTATACAATTTTGTGTAATTTAAGCGGAGAGCCTAACGATGAACAAGAGATTAAAATTGTAAGAGCGTATTGGGAAAGAATAGAAGAATAAGAAAGGTTAAGGTGAGTATATGAAAGCGTACAGAATTATTGACAGTAGAGAAAGAAACAGTAAGGAAGAGTTAAAGCTTTATACAATCGGACAGATTAAGGAATTTTTTAGACCTGATAAGGAACTTGCAGAAGAGGACCCAGAGCAGGCATCCAAGTTTGAAAAAATTGCAGATATTAGCGACTTAGAAGATTATTTAACAGAGCAAGCCGCAGGAATGGCACAGCCTTATAAGTTTGAAGAAATAGAAGTTGAAAGCCCAGAAGAGCTAGAACGAAGGAACGATATCTTAAATGATATTGATTCCCACGGGTTTATTAACAAGTGATTTAAAAATTGGAGGATAAAGGATTATGAGATATTTAACAGTTAGAAGAAATAAGAACGGAGAGCCAAATAAAACAGATTTAAAGAGCTTAGCAAAGTTCTTCACAAATGAAAATGCTGCAAAATATGTAGACTATGACAGTTATTTATTCGCAGTGGAAGAAACAAAGAACGCCGGCAAGGAATTTGTTGGATATACATTTAAAATAGCAACAAAGGCAGAGAAGTCCGGCGGCTGTGATTATTATTTTGGAGAAGTTCTTGATACTGGGGATAAAGTTGTTATATCTACGGAGAACGGATACGAAAATTTGGCACAGGCTTACAATAAAGCCTTAGAGATAATCAAGAAAGAATTTTAAATTGAATAGATAAAATTAAGGGGAGTGTTAAGCTCCCCTTTTTGTACGCCCTGCGTTGCGGTTTAAAAAATACAAAAAAGCATATTTCAATACATCCAATGTTGTTGTTTAAAAATACAAAATAGCATATTTCAATACATTTTTGTTACTGTTTATGCTTAACATAATAAACAGATTTTTACATTATGTCAAGCCCAAAAATAAAATTGACTTTGTAATATATTTATGCTATATTATTTTAATAATTAAATATATAAGATTTACACCCGATAATATTAATATTGTTATCGGGCTATTTTTATGTTATTAGTATATATTATAATAGGCTGGATAAGCTCCAGCAGAAAGGGGGAATAGATGGAGAAAATACAGGAAACAGCAGAAACGCCCGAAGTATTTCAAAATGACATAGAACTGTATTTATCACAGTTCTGCGAAGAACACAACATTGAAGACATGACCAAAGAGCCACAGAGTCGCTGGAACGCTGCCCTGATGTATATAAATAAATATGTTTTTAGTGATAAAAGTATATTAAAATTAAATAAGAATATTAATAAAAATAATACTAATTGTATTATGGATAGTAATTTTTATATGTATGATTTAGATAAATTAGAGTATATATTATATATATATTATTATATGTGTTCTATGTATGATAAAGAATGTAGTATATTAGGCTTTAGCTTATTAACTGGAATACATAAAGATACTTTTATGGATTGGGGAGCGAATGAAAGAAAGCTAAGTACAAAGGGCTTCGAATTGGTTCAAAAACTGCGCGATTTTAGAGAAGAAAGTTTATCCAATAAGCTTGCAACTGGTAATAAAAACCCGGTTGGAATTTTGGCAATACTCAATCGTCATTTTGCGTGGAATCTTCCCGGTGTTAGTAGAGAAAGTGGCAATAAAACAGCTCTAACAGCCGCAGAAATACGCCAACAATTAAGCCAAAACAATACACAATTAATGCATAAGCAGCAGATAAACGCTATAAACAATTCAGACACAATTTAAACAGCTTGCAAACCGCTTAAATACTGGGTTTGTGAGTAATAAGTATTTATATAACGCTGATAAATTAAGGTTTATCGGCGTTATAGTATGGATATGGTGTTAATTGTGTTAATTGTTTGAGAATATGGCATAAAATAGACACAATTACACGGACAAGGGCGGAGGGGGTTTATTTGTCCTCGGAACACGCCCCAACTAAGTCACTCATTTTTCCACGATAAGAAAAAGGCTTTATATATTAATATATATTTATATTATTATTACCCACATAATACACATATTATATAATTATATATAAATAACACATAATCATATAATTAATACTAATAAATCACTTATATATTTAATTAAAAATAATCTAATTAACATCTATACATTTAAGCTAATTAGGTGTATAATAGACACATATTAATTAATCACAAGATATTCAATAAACACATCAGAGAATCAGCAAGTCGGCTGAATGAATTCCAAAAATTTTTAAAAAACAAAAAAGAGTTAGGAGTTATAAATGCAGGGCAATGAATACCAAAAATTGGCTATGCGTACTAACGATAAAAAGGCTCATCACAGGCTGTGTACCGAATTAACCGGTAAGCTTCCAATTAGTCCTCTAGCAGAAAACAATGCTAAGTGTAGCGACATAAATGACATAGCAGGACTTCTTAATGGCGTCTTAGGTTTAACTGGTGAAGCTGGCGAAGTATCAGACCTTGTTAAAAAGGGCATATTTCACGAAAAGGGAATAGACTTAGAACATCTTAAGAAAGAGTGCGGCGATGTAATGTGGTACGTTGCTATGATTTGCGAAGCTTGCGGATTCAGTCTTGATGATGTAATGCAAATAAACATAGATAAGCTTATAGCACGTTATCCATATGGCTTTGATTCTTACAGAGCTAATCATAGGCAGGCAGGTGATGTCTAATGCTTAAGCCAGAGGAAGATTGCTGTAATTGCTTATATAAATTTAAAATGTGGTTTGAAACGCCTTGCAAAAATTGCAATGGTAATCCAGATACACATCCTAACGGCACAGATAACTTTGTAGAACAGATTGATAGCACAAATGATATTGCAGCACTCTTTGAAGATAAAGAGTAGCTTAATTGCCCCTTAGCCAAGCGGTCAAGGCATAAGATTTTGATTCTTACATCATCAGTTCGATTCTGATAGGGGTAGTTCGCAAGTACTTAATCGTTACTTGCACCTTTGAACTTACTGGTTTGGTGGAATTACCATGACATTAGGTTCTCCTTTCACCCTCATAGCGGAAAGCTGTTAAGAGCCGTCACAAGGCTTGTGAGGTTTTACGCATATCCCACACAAATATGCGTAGTAATTATTTCAAATATTTCATAATCAGCAGTTATCCTTAAGGGATAGACAGCGAGCGAAGCCACTTTCTTTGAACAGCCAAACTGCACGGGCGTAATCACTTCCATCCAGCTTTGCCACGACCTGTTATAGGTGTCATAGCCTATACTGCTGTTAAGACTAGCACTTTATATCCCCTCAAAAACAATATTTTTAAGCGTATAAATGACTTCCAAAGTAATTTATAAATGTGAATTGCTTAATCTCTCTGTGCTAGTCTTTTTTATTTCAGCTTGTCAGAAATTCTTACAAGTTGACGGATAGTACTTCAGTTGGGAGTAACGCTTGATTTATTCAAGTAGTCACAGGTTCAGGTCCTGTCTATCCGATTACAACAAACTAGCTTGACGAAGCGAAAAGCACAAGCCTTAGTGCCTGTTTGTTGTTTTGTTAATAAGGCAGTTATCAGAAAGGCAGGTAATAATATTATGAATTTTGCAGAAAATGAAAATTCAAGAATACTTCCTAATGTTCAAAGTCCTATAATCTATTTTCTTATGGATGAGGATGAGGTTGTTTATGTTGGACAATCTAAAATAGGATTAGCAAGACCATATTCACATAAAGATAAAAAATTCACCAAAATAGCAATTATTAATTGCAAAGAAAGTGAATTGGATGATAAAGAAACAGAATTTATAAAAAAATATAATCCGAAATATAATAAGATGGCGGGGAAAAGCGATTATTCATACGCCAGAATAAAAACAATAATCAAAAACCAAACGAATATTCATAACTTTAATATGTATGATGTAAGAAAGCTTGTGACAAAACTTGGATTGAAAACTCACATTTTCAATGGGAGCATTTATATAAATGCAGAAGATTTTGATAAAATGTTTGCTTTTGTAAAAGAAACAAGTAACGGAATTACGAACAAGGAAGAATGGAAGAAAAAAGTATTTTAATTTAATTTGGTAAAATCAGTTGCCTAGTGATTGCAACATGAAAAGAGTAACCTACGAACTCCTGGCAACTGTTTTTATATAAATCGTAGGGTTATCTATCGTAGGAGGTAAATATGGCAGATATAAAAATTAAAAAAGCCGTAATTAGAGAAGATTTATTATCAATAACAAACGATTATAGAAAAGCAATTATTCTCAATCAGTTTATCTATTGGTCCGAAAGAGTTTCAGATGCCGATAAGTTTATCAAGAAAGAAAATGAGATTGCGAAGAGCAATGGAGAAGAAGAAAGAGAGCTTTTCTATGGTTGGATATATAAAACCGCCGAAGAATTAGCCGATGAGGTTATGTTAGGCTTATCTGCAAGTCAGATAAGAAGATATATCGGTGATTTGGTGGATATGGGCTATATCTCAAAGCGAAATAACCCTAAATATAAGTGGGATAGAACATTACAATATAGAGTAAATCTTGTAAATATTGCAAAGGACCTTAAAAAGAATGGCTATCCATTAAGCGATTATAAAATTGAAATTCCAGAAAATGAAAAAACCATTACGCACGAGTGCGTAATCAATAATGAGCCAATGAAAAATCAAACACAAGCTAGTGACGAAGCAATACCAAAAAGTACTAACATAGATTACTTAAACAAAGATTACAAATCAAATAGTACAGAATGTAATTCTCTTAACAGAGAACAATGTAATTCTTTTTTACCCAAAGATAAAAAAGTGAAAGAGTTTAAGCCGATAAGCGAATACTCTCAAAGTGATTGGGAAGTTGCCGAGGAAAGAATGATAAGTAGAGCTGGCAAGATAGCTTACGATTGGACTAATGATAAAACGCTCAAAGAAAATACAGAAGCATTCTTTAAATACTTTTTAGATAAACACGGAGAATGTACTGGAGAATATCACTACCCATTAACAGATAAGGTTTTATCAAGAGTAGTAGATAATTTAACAAAAGAAACTGACATAGAGCGTGACGGATATACAGACACCTATTATGCGGCTATAAGTGATATGGACGATAATACAGACTACAAGATGTTAGTTGATGAATATTTCAATACAAAGTTTTCGGCAAAATGCGATTACAGCTTAGTTCACTTTTCTTCTGAAAAGGTTTTAATTAACATTATGAATCACGCTTGTAAGAGTAGTTGGTGTGAAAGTAAGGAATTGTAGGAGGTATTCATTATGAGTTCATATAAAGATTTACAGACCAAGATTTTTGAAAGAGATAATTATACTTGCAGATATTGCGGAAAGAACAGCAGAGAACACCGGGCGTTGGTAATGGCACATATAAGAACAGCTTCAATGTGCGGTGACGATAGAGAAAGTAATTTAATTACATTGTGCAGACATTGTTACAATCACATTAGGGCAAAGTTTGAAACAAAAGAAAATGCTGATTATTTTTGGGGATTATACCACGAAAAAGTCAAAGGATATTGTTATTATACAAACTACATCAAAAAGGTATTTACTGAAAATGGTGTGCTTATGACAAGACCGCAGATTGATAAATATGTCAGTATATTTGTTAAAAATGATGATGATTTTAACGCTTTCAAAGCAGAACTTCAAAATACAGGTTATAAGAATATGCCATCTAAAATGCGTAGTGATGTAAGAAAATATAATCATCAAGTTGAAAATCAAAGTAAGGAGTGATTATTATGGCTATGGGCGTACACCCACTAAACAAAGATAAGTTTTACGAAGCAATTAACTTGTACATATCGGGGCAGGCTTCGCAAGTAAAGGCGGCAAAAGTAGCAGGTTGTAGCGTACCGACATTTAAGAAATACGCTAACAAGATTTATGGCGGCGAGGAATTACCGGATAATTTATGGGGGAAGAAGTGATATGTGTAAGTTTTGCGAAAACATTTATACATCAGATTACAAAAACCCCGATTACAAAGATTATATATACAAGAGAGAAGATGGCGTATTTATTCACTTTACAACAGGAGATAGTTTTATGGATTTTGATTATAAAATCAATTATTGCCCTATCTGCGGTAGAAAGCTGGTGGAGAATTGAAAGAAACGATTTTGTATATTTCTAAAACGGAAGAAGATATAAAAAGTTTTCTGAAATATCTTCAATCAAAGCTAGAAGCAGAGCATAAGGAGTGTGCCCTAGATGAAAAATACGATATTTTAAAAGTACCAAAATATTACGATATTGTGGCTAAGAGTGTTCACGGCAACAGACTTGGGGTAGGCTATGGATATTGCAAATATTATTGCTTTTCAGAAGCATATGATAAAGATAAATACAGCAATGCAGAAAATGAAAGGCTTAAAGAAATTCTTATGCACACAAGAGAGGGTGCGGAGAGAATATCAGGGCTTGATATTTTATGTATGCTAGGGTTGGTTTAAAAGGCGGTGGAATGATGGTTACACAGAAAGATGTCCACAATAATATAGTTGTAAATGCAAGCGTTTGGCAGAAAAGATATTTATCATTACAATGCGGTGGAAGTGTTGAAAAGATAAAGGAAGTTGAACAGACAATGGCTAATATGATTAACGGCATTAGCAAGGCACTTGAAAATAGTGGAACAGATTATTTGAATAAACTTGATTTGTAAGCGAGGAATTTTATGAAACACGAAAAAGAATGGCACACTTGCGACAGGTGCGGAAAAGAGATAAAGATAAAACCAAGAAACAAGATAAAATTCACTTGGATTGCACAATACTCAAGTTTAGAGCCAGCTTTTGAAGATAGTGATATATGGGCAGAAGCTGAAAATATTCATACATTTAGATTACATAACCACAAGTATGATTTATGCCCCAAGTGCAGGAAAGATTTTGAGAGGTTTATGAGAAATGAGCATGGCAGAAGTAATTAAATCAATAGAGTGTGGAGCGTTTAGAGAGATACAGCCGCATAAAATAGGTAATAGAAACGGTGAGTCTATAGAATTGTTCCACTTTAGAGGATGAACCTGTTATTGAGGCAGATAATGGAGCGGACAAAGAGTAAGAATGTGGAGGACTAGAACGGATGAAGATAATTCAAAAAGGCAACTTAGATTTTGCTGATAAGCCTTTAAAATTCAGTTGTAAAAATTGCTATACCATTTTTGAAGCAAACAATAGAGAATATGAGTATTGTGGCGACCAACGAGAGGGCGATAACTGGAAATGCAAATGCCCTTTGTGTCACAAAACAGTTTATTACAGCTAAATAATGATTGCTGATTATCAGCGGAAAGGAATATATCATGGCTGATTTGAAAATATTTACAGAAAATATAGAACAGGAAGCGTTAAATCAGATATATACGCTTATAAAACAGCCGGCATTTTCGGATTGCAAGATAAGAATTATGCCAGATGTTCATGCGGGAGCAGGGTGTGTTATAGGATTTACTGCTGATTTAGGAGAAAAAGTAATACCGAACATTGTTGGAGTTGACATAGGCTGTGGGATGCTTACTACAAACTTGGGGAATATTGATATTGATTTTGAGAGATTAGATAACGTCATTAGAGAATATGTTCCAAGTGGTAGAAAAGTTCATGAAGAAGAAAATTCATCTGTCGCAAGTGATATTATTGAAAAATTGTATTGCAAGGAACAGTTGAAAAATATAGATTGGCTGAAAAGAAGTTGTGGCACGCTGGGAGGCGGCAATCATTTTATCGAAGTTGATAGCGATAGCAAGAATAATAAATATCTTGTTATTCATTCGGGAAGTAGAAATGTCGGAAAGCAAGTTGCGGAAATATATCAGCAAATGGCGATTGATGATATATCGGGAAAATCGAATTTCAAACAAGACAGTGAGAAATTGATTGCTGAATACAAAAAATGCAAAAGAGAAAGAGAAATCAGCAAGGCTATCAAAGAATTAAAGCAGTCCTACGAAGCAAATACAACTAAAATCCCTAGAGAGTTATCATATCTTGTTGGAAAACATAGAGAAATGTATTTGCACGATATGAAATTATGTCAAGAGTTTGCGGAAATTAATAGAAGAGCCATTCAGAGCATTATTTGTTACTATATGTGTTGGAAAGTTACAAAAGAAACTGAACGATTTCAAACGATTCACAACTACATTGAACACGATACAAATATTGTTCGTAAAGGTGCTATTTCTGCAAAAGCGGGGGAAAAAGTACTAATACCAATAAACATGCGTGACGGTTGCATTTTGGGAATTGGCAAGGGAAATGAAGATTGGAATTATTCAGCACCGCATGGAGCGGGGCGAACAATGAGCAGGTCAAAAGCAAAAGAAAGCATTTTGCTAGAAGAGTATCAAAAAGCAATGGATGGAATATTTACAACATCTGTAAATACATCCACGATTGATGAAAGTCCTATGGCATATAAAACAATGGATGAAATAATTGGAAATATAAAAGATACTGTTGAAATAGTTGACATTATAAAACCGATTTACAATTTCAAAGCAAACGAATAAAAACAATTACCGGCTACAGACTAATCGTAGTTGCTGACCTTAGAAAGATAAAGGTTGATAAAACATGGAAAAGGAGATTGAGAACATGAAGAAGTTATTTGTAAGTGTGCCAATGAAAGGCAGAACAAAGGAAGAAATCAAAGCAAGTATTCAGAAGATGAAAAAGATTGCTGAAATATACGAGGGCGAGGAATTAGAGCTTATCGACAGCTACATTGAGGATAACCCACCGAAAGACAGCAAAGAAGCTGTATGGTATTTAGGCGAGAGCCTTAAGAAGCTGGCACAGGCTGATGTATTCATTGGAATATGTGAGAGTTATGATTGGAACGGCTGTAGCATTGAAAGAGAAACAGCGGAAAAATATGGCATTGAAACATATATGATTCCAGCACGGTATGTAATTGATGATTATAATGCACTTTTGAATAGATTGCATCCGACTTGCTGTGATGCAATGCTGACATTCTAATAAAAATATTACCGGCTACAGATTGGTTGTAGTCGCTACCCTAAAACAGTTATAGGCAGAGGTCTATAGGCACCTTTGCTGAAAAGTGGAGGTGCTTTTCTTGAATTCTGAATTAAATCAACTGATAGATGATTGCGAAAAATACATATCCCAAAATGGAATAGATGAAAACATCATAGAAACCTACTACAACGTGTGCCAGCTTGCCAAGAATGAGGGCGAAATTGACACAATGTTAAAATGTACGGCTAGGGCAAAAGAACTCATAGAAAAGGCTTGCATGCGTGATATAGGGCTGTCTATGTGGGAGATAGAAAAGTTTGTTTTTAACAGTAAAAGTTCTTTTGATTTACTTGATAAATACTATGATGTGTTATTGCTTGAAGCCCAAAGTAAAATAGTAGATAGCGCATTTATGTATCTTGAAAAGAAAAGAGAACCTAAAGAGCGTTTCTATATGCCACGCCGCAAACAATTCTTAAAAATGGGGTTAATAGAAGCTTTGCAGGGCATGATTGATGATAAATACGATATATTGTGCGTGTCGTTGATACCGGGAGCAGGAAAGACGACTATTGAAAAAATGTTTAACGCTTTAGTAGCTGGCTGGTTTCCTAATGATTTTTGCCTTTTTTACTCCCATTCTGGCGACATTACACGAATGTACTACGATGGCGTATACGATATTGTTACAAATGCTGATGAATATGCGTGGAACGAAATTTTTCCTAGCCTTACAGTTACAAGCACTAACGCAAAGTTAGAGCAGTTCAACATAGGCAAGTATAAGCCATTCCCAAGCGTACAATGCACATCTGTCGGTAGTAAAAATGCCGGTAAAGTTCGTGCGAGTAAATTTTTGCTTGTAGATGATATGATAGGCGGAATTGAGGAAGCCTTAAATCCTATGGTACTTGATAAGCTATGGGATAAATATGCAGTAGATGCTAGACAAAGAAAAATCCAAGATACAGACGGACACAATTGTAAAGAAATACACATTGCTACGCGTTGGAGTGTGCATGACGTTATCGGAAGAATACAGAATATGTACGCAGGGAATAAAAGAGTTAAGACTATTGCTGTGCCAGATGTAGACCCAGCGACAGGCGAGAGTAATTTTGATTATGAGTACAGCGGATTTACGAAAGAGTTTTTTGCTGACCAACAATTACTCATGGACGAAATATCTTATAGATGTTTGTATAAACAAGAGCCTATCGAACGTGAGGGGTTATTATTCCCAGATGATAAAATCCGCAGATACCTTAATCTGCCACACGGAGAACCGGAGATTGTTACAGGGCAATGTGATACAAAAGGAAAAGGAACGGATTATTTCGTATTACCGGTTCTTCAAAAATATGGTGATGATTATTACTGCATTGATTGTGTATGCGATAACACAGCAGATTACGAAGAACAATACAGAAATGCCGCAGGAGTGCTTGCAAATAATAAAGTGCAAGAGTGTGAATTTGAGCGTAACGCCGGTGGTGATAGAGTGGCAATGGAAGTCAACAAGAGAGTTGAGAGTGTTGGGTGGATATGTAACATTACTGACACACCAACTGAAACGAATAAGGAAGCAAGGATATTTCAATGTTCTAACTGGATATTACAGCACATTATTTTTAAAGACCCCTCACTTTATAAGCCTAATGAGCCATATGGAGTAATGATGTCACTATTAAAGCAGTATTCAGTATCGGGTAAGAAACAATTAGATGATGTTCCAGATGTTTTCTCGAACTTTGCATTAAGAATAACACAGGGCAATAGAACAGCTAAAGTTGAAGCTGCTATAAATCCATTTAGGAGGTATTGACATTATGGTAACAAAGGAAGTTTTATCACAGTATTCAGATTTACAGGAAGAAGTAAAAGAAGTAAGACTAAAGATAGAACGACTTGAAAAAGATATAAGCAAAATTGAAGCCGGAGAAATGGTTATAGATTCTGTTAGCGGCGGCGATGGTGGTAAACAGCATTTTAAGATTGAAGGCATACCATTTCCAGAGTACAGCAGAAAGAAAACACTTCTTTATGCCAGAAAAGCCACATTGCAGTTGCTTGAAGATGATTTGTTAGAGAAAACTAACGAGGTTGAGCAATTTATAGCAAACGTTGACGATAGCAGGATGAGAAGAATAATCAATCTTAGATTTTTAGAAAATAAGACTTGGATTCAGATAGCACATATCATAGGTGGCAACACAGAAAGTAGCGTAAAAATGGCTTTTCAAAGATTTATTGAAAAAAAATAAAAGATGTTACGATTGTGACGAAAAAATTATGTATTATTACAATGAGCAAAGCAAATTTCATAAACATGTATAATCCTTATCGAAAAGCATCGCCATTTAATTATGACGGTGCTTTTACTATGTAACGAGGTAACAATATGATTTTTTATACAAACAAAGACAAGTCAATTATGTGTCCGAACTGCCACAAGTTTTTGACTAAGGCAGACAGCAAAGACCCACGAACACATAAGCTGGCGTGTAAACATTGTCGTAAATGGATATGGTATGTGCCTAACGATGATGATAATTTTCAAATTAAAGAAATACCGGACAGCAGAAGTTCAAGCGGTATGACATTTTATTAGGAGCAAGATATGAACACAATGTATTTTCAAGACCTTGTTAGAGGCTGTTATGGACGTAAAATTGCATATACAAATGTAGACAGGATAACAAGTGATAATGTTATTAAGGTTATTGGAAGTACTATAGGTATATTTAATTGGAATAAACCAGTTATAAAGTATCTGTGGCATTACTACAAGGGCGACCAACCAATATTGTACAGGCATAAGCTAACTAATGAAGATATTACAAACAAGATTGTTGAGAACCACGCATACGAAATTGTTCAGTTTAAGGTAGGGCAGACGTATGGCGAGCCAATCCAGTTTATTAGCCGCAAAGATGATAAAGCTATCAATAAGGCGGTTGATATACTCAATGATTTTATGGCGGATGCCAATAAGCAGGAGAAAGATATTAAAGCCGGAGAGTGGCAATCGGCAGCAGGAACATCTTTTAAAGCGGTTCAGCCTAAAAATGGAGATGTGCCATTCAGAATTGTAGCACCTACACCAATGAATACTTACATTGCTTACAATGAAAGCACAGAAGAACCTATGCTTGCTGTACAAGAACTTAAAGACGAGGATGGAAATTGGTACAAAATGGCATTTTCCGACACTATGTCTTTTAGAATTGTTGATAGCAAGGTAGTTGAAGCAAAGCTACATACATACGGCGAAATCCCTATTGTTGAGTTTCCTAATAACCACGAAAGGATATCCGATATTGAACTTGTTATAGGCATGTTGGACGCTATTAATAACATGCAGTCTAACAGAATGGATAGTATACAGCAGTTTGTTGAGTATTGGGTTAAGTTTGTAAATTGCGAAGTGGATGAAGAGACATTTGAAAAAATGAAAATGAACCACGCCCTTACAGTTAAATCTATCAATAAAGACAACAAGTCAGACGTTGAGATTATGACACAGGAGCTTAATCAGACACAATGCCAAGTTGCTAAAGATGATTTGCTCGATAATCTTCAAGCTATCCTAGCGATACCAAATAGAGAATCACAAAACTCTGGCGGCGATACACAGGGGGCGGTATCTTTGAGAGCTGGATGGGATTTTTCAAAAACCAGAGCAAAGCAAAAAGACCCTATTGTAAAATCCGCAGAGAAAAGGCTTGCGATAGTAACTTTGAATGTATTGCGATTAGCAGGAAATAATTTAAAACTATCGCCAAGAGATTTTGACGTACAAATTAATCATAGTCCGTTAGATAATCTCTATACAAAGACGCAAGCACTTGCACAAATGCTACAAGCAGGAATAAATCCAAGAATAGCGGTTGCAACGTGTGGATTATGGGGGGATGCGGAAAAAGTATCTTTACAGTCACAACCATATTTTGATGTTTTATATAAAACAATAGATATGGTAAACGAAGAAATGAAAAAAACAGTCAGAAAATAATCAACTTAATAATAATCAGCAAAATAAGGCAGTTATCGAATAATCGGTAGCTGCTTTTATTTTATACATTTTGCAGCTATGCGGTAAATAGCAGAAGACACAGCAGGAGCGACCTGCGGTAACAAAAGCGTGTGTTTAACGGAGGTAATTATGACAAGAGAAGATGTATTAAAACTTTTCCCAGAAGCAACAGATGAACAGATTACAAATCTTCTTAATCAGAACAATTCAGAAGTTGCTACGGAGAAAAACAAGGCAAAGCAGTACAAGGCTAAGGCTGACACAGCAGACGACTTACAGAAACAGCTTGATGAAATACAGGCTGGCAATCTGACAGAGCTTGAAAAGGCAAATAAGGCATTAGACACAGCTAATCAGCAGATAGCAGAATTGCAGAAATCTAATGCTATCAGGGACCAGAGGGAAGCAGCTATGACTAATTTTAAGATTACTGCTGAACAGGCAAAGACAGTTGTTAAAGATGATGGAAGCCTTGATTACACCGAACTTGGCAAGATTATGTCCGAGAAAGAAACAGCTGCGGCACAGGCTAAGGAACAGGAGATTGCTAAACATCAGGATATTCCGGGCGGTGGCAGTAATAAAGGTGGTGCAGACAATAAGACAAATGCTGAAAAGATAGCAGAAAGCCTTATATCTAATGCACCTAAGAACAATGATGTTTTATCACATTACATTCAGTAATAACAGGAGGTAAGAAATGGCAAAGGAAATGAATATGCAGTATGAAAAGACTTCATACGCAGGAGATGTTCAGATTTTAAAGAGAGAGCCTAACGAAGCAATCCCATTAACACTTGATTTTGATGGTGTAACAACTACAAACGCACAGGGCAAGAAGATTGTCAAAGCAGGTACACCAATCGGAACAACCGGCAAGGCTGACAATACAGCCACAGTAGTAGGCATTTTAAGGTTTGATGTAACAGAGGACAGACCGCAGGGAGTACTGCTTAAGAAAGCATATCTTAACACAAAGGTAGCAGAAACACACTCAGGCGTTACATATGATGAAACAGTTAAGACAGCTCTTCCAATGATTGTATTTGAATAATAATAGGAGGTAAATAGATGTTAATTAATGAAGTATTAGACAGTAAGTCTATTGCATTATCAGCAACAGAAAACGCTAGTAATCAGATACCTCATCTTGGCTTACAGTGGTTTCCAGAAAGAAAGAAACAGGGGCTTGATTTAAGCTGGATTAAGACACATAAAGGACTTCCGGTTTCACTTGCACCATCTAACTTTGACACAATTCCAACACTTAGAGCTAGAGAGGGATTAAGCAAGGAAAAAACACAGATGGCATTTTTCCGCGAGGGAATGACAGTCGGTGAAGAGGAAATGCTTGAAATCGAGCGTATTCAGTCAGCAGACGACCCTTACCTTGCAAGTGCTTTATCAAGCGTATATGACGATACTAACAACCTTGTAAGCGGTGCAGAAGTTGTACCAGAAAGAATGAGAATGTCACTTCTTGCAACAAATGCAGGACATCCAGTAATTGCTATCGTGAGTGACGGCGTTCAGTATGCTTATGATTACGACAAAGACGGCTCATACGCAAAAGACCATTACGCAAAACTTTCTGGCACAAGTATGTGGAGTGATACAGCTAATTCAAAGCCACTTACAGACCTTAACAACGCAAGAAAGAAGTTACAGAAGCAGGGCAAGATTGCCAGATACGCACTTATGAACAGCAATACATTCCAGTATTTGCTTGATAATGCGCAGATAAGAAACTCAATCCTTGCACAGAACCTCACAGCAACTATCGAGGTCGATGATGATACTGTTATTTCAGTAGTACAGAAGAGAACAAAGCTTACTATCGTGCTTTACGATAAGATGTATATTGACGATGATGGCAAGGAGCAGTACTTCTACCCAGATAACAAGGTTACACTTCTTCCAGAAGGTAGTCTTGGTAATACTTGGTTCGGAACTACACCGGAAGAAAGAACAGCAAGACAGGTAGCTGATGTAGATGTAACAGTATACGGTACAGGTATTACAGTTGCTACAAAGACAGAGTACGGACCACCCCTGAAGATGTCAACATTTGCTTCCGAAGTTGTTCTTCCATCATATGAAAATATGGATAGCACATTCGTATATGAGGTTCATAGCGAAGAGTAGGGGGTGCAACTTATGATATATCCATATATAGTGATTCATAACGGAAAATGGTATAACGCAGGCGAAGAAGTTCCAGAAAATAACAATTCTGGGGCTTCTTTTGATTATAGCAAGACAACCATTAATCGCATGTCTACATCTGATTTGCAGGCTTTGGCCGCAGAACAAGGTATAAGCAACGCAGAAGAACTTACAGGAGCAGAGTTAAAGAAGTTGTTAATTGAGAAATTAGGATTATAGGAGCTGAAATTATGGAATACACCGCATTGGAGCAAGTCAAAATCAGACTTAAACAATTTCATATTGATACAGTCACGAATGATGATGAAACAACATCTGATGTGGTAGTGTTCGATAACAAAGAAGATAATCCGATAATCGAACAGCTTATTAAACAGGCTACAGAAGATGTAAAGGCAAGAAGAAATTACCCTGACAGCTACACAGACAAAATGATAACCGAGGACTTGAAGAAATTTGAGACCGTTATCGTTAATCTGGCTGTCTACGACCATTCACAAGCAGGTGAAGCATTTATGGCAAGCTACAATGAAAATGGTGTCAACAGAACTTGGAGAGACAGAGACGGTTTATTTGTCGGGGTATTCCCTTTTGCTAAGGTTTTATAGAAGATTGTGCGTTACCATGTTGCTGATGTCGACAATATGGTAGCAGGCGGCACACATTAAGGGTGGTGGGCGGTGTGCCATTATTAATTATGAAAGGCGGTATATCAATGCCAATAGCAGTAATTATAAGCATTATTTCAGTTGCTTTTTCCGTCTTTTTCGGACTGTTTACGTTGGGATTTAATCTTAAGAACAACAAAAAGTCTGACAATGAAGAACTTACAGAGCGTGTAAAGGAAAATACACGCATAAATATGAAACTTGACACAATATCAGGCAACACAACAGAGATAAAAAATGAAGTTATAGAAATGAGAAAAGAACTTAATTCTCATGATAACAGGATTATTAAGGTTGAGGAAAGTGTAAAGTCGGCACACCACCGAATAGACGGATTGGAAGCACGACTTAATGAAGATAAGGAGGTATAGCAGAATGGATATAACATCGGTAACAACAGTTGTAGCAATCGTTGTAATTACATATCTGATAGGCTTAGGAGCCAAAGCAATCCCACACATTAAGGATAATTACATTCCTATAATCGTAGGCGTTGCAGGCGGTATCTTAGGCATTATAGGTATGTATGTAATACCTGACTTTCCGGCAAATGATATTCTTAATGCAATCGCAGTAGGAATTGTGTCCGGATTATCAAGCACAGGTGTTAATCAGATTTATAAGCAGGTAAAGAACAATGCTTGACATTAATAAGCAGGCTATGAAGTATTCACTTCAAGGACAGACAGTAACTATCTATGAAAGAGATGATGAGGGCAATATCCTTTATGAGGGTTATACCGACACAGAGGGTAACTTCATTCCTTATCTTGATGATGAGGGAAATAAGATACCCAAAGTTCTTGAAGAAAAAACAGGTTTTTTAGAGCCGGTTGATTTCAAAGCAAACATATCATTCAGCGGTGGAGAAGCGCAGAGTAAAGAATACGGCTTTGATACCGCTGATTTTGACGCTATTTTACTGACAGATAGGAATATGTTGCCTGTTCAAAAAGGCGACCTTATCTGGCTTGATAGCAAGCCTACATACACATCTGACAGCCTTGTTGATGAAACATCGGCGGATTTCACGATTGTAGGCATTAAGCCGGCATTATATTCAACTAAGTATATGCTTAAAGCGGTTGTAAAGTAGGTGACTATGGAAGATATAAAGATTGATGTTTTAGGAACTGAATATGTTGTGAAGTTCAAAGAACTAAATGACGAAGATATTGACGGATTTTGTGATAACACACAAAAATTAATAGTCATTCGTTCGGATAACGAAAATAAAGTTGGAGATTTCAAATATTTACAGAAAAAACAGCTAAGACACGAAATTATTCACGCGTTTATGTCTGAGAGCGGTTTACAGTGTAATTGGCAACATATCGAACAGTTTGGACACGATGAAACAACAATTGATTGGTTTGCTATCCAATCACCTAAAATATTCAGAGTATTTGCAGAATTAAAATTGCTTTAAGGTGGTGCAATTATGGCTAAACATACAATTAATGTATCTTTATCGGAAAGCTCAATACAAGGGGCAATAAGACAGCTACAACAGTATAAGAACTGGCTTATCAAAAAAACTTCACAGCTTGTCAAAGAACTTGCAGAAGTTGGAATACCTGTCATTGATGAAAATATGGCAAAAGCAAGTTATACATATGATGAGAAAGGCGTTCGTAGCGGTTCAGATACAAGCCATCACAGTTATGTTGAAATAAAATCCGCAGGAGAATATGTTGAAGCAAAATTAATTGTAGAGGGCAAAGAACTTATGTTTATAGAGTTCGGAGCTGGTGTATTCTACAATGGAGCGGCTGGAAGTAGCTCACATGACAAAGGCGTTGTTAATGGTATGGTTATAGGCTCATACGGCGAACATCACGGCGTACAAAAAGTGTGGGGTTACTATGACGATGACGGAACCTTAGTTCTTACACACGGCGTAGAAGCACAAATGCCTGTTTATAAGGCTGATATGGAAATTATACAGAAATATGTTGAGGTAGCAAGGAGGGTGTTTAGTTAATGGCAAATGCAAACGATTGGGCGATAGACCTTGAAAATACAGTCACAGCACTTGTCAAGGCTAAAACCCTAACACAGCTTAAAAAAACATATCCAAAGATAGTCATAACCAATGAGGGGGAAAACAGCGGTCAAGCAATATTCCCAACAGTATACATTCATTTATTGCCAGCAGTTGAACAAGGACAAACACTTGACGGACAGACAATTAACGCATTGTTAGCAACATTTCAAGTAGATGTTACCACTAACACAAGCAAGTCTGACTGCCGAAAGGTTATGGCAGTAATTACAGATACATTCAAGGCAATGAGATTTCAAGGCAATGCAATGCCAGAGTTCTCAATCAGTAATAAAGTACATAAGAGTACCGCTAGATTCAGAAGAATGATAGCGGCAAATGATAGATTATTGTAACAAAGAGCAGAAATGCTCTTATTTTTTTGCAAATTTTTAGGAGGTAGACAAGGCAATGGCAAGTACAAGTTATAAAGCTAGGGTTATCTACAAGGAGCATAGTGAAGATGGTTTTGCAGGCTCATATAAGTTAATGGTTGCGGCTAAGTCAATTTCAGCACCAGTATCAGCACCTAACACAGTTGAAAGTACAACATTTGAAGATGATTCACAGACATTCTTAATGGGTATCAAAACATCTGATGCTAAGACTTACACAGGCAACCTTGAAAAGGCTTATTTACAGGACTTAATCAAGGCAGAGGGCAAGCAGTTAGATATTATTCAGTTATATGGCTCTGACGGATTAGGTGCGGTTGCTAAGTACGCATTTGTCGGACAGGTAACAGCAACACCTAATGATGTTTCTGGTACTGATTCAGTACTTGAAATGACAGTAACAGCAGTTCCTAACACTTCGCCTATTGAATGCACAGACAAGCTTCAAGTTGTTGAAGGCACTGGTGGCACATTCACAGTAACAAAGGTGGGGGAATGATAAGCCAATCGACTAAATCAAAGGCTGTGTCGATTGGTGGCACAAACGCCAAAACAGCCGACTACACATCATATCTTGATGATGTAACAGAATAACCAATTTAAAAGGTAGGTGCGGTGTAAAATCCGCACCTTTCCCTATATAGACGATAGGGTGGGAAAGGGTAAAAATTATGATGAATATTAATGCAAACGGAAAAGAATACAAAGTTGAGTTCTCTTTTGGTGCGGCAGAGTGCAAAGAGATAGTACAGAAAATGTTTTCTGTCGTTAATGGTTCTTACTTACTTGCACAGACAGATAAAAGTGTTGCACAGGCTTCTTTTGACGGATTGGCAAATATGACAGCAGATGTACCAGAGATTTGCATTTTAGCCATTTATGCAGGCTGTATTGACAATAACCCTGTAACTATGGATGAAGCAAAGAAACTCACTAGGGCATATATCACAGAGAAGAGAAAAACAGATAAGAGTTACGGATATAGAACATTGTTTGAAGAAATTAAGAAAGCGATGGAAGATGATGGTTTTTTCGAGTTGAGCGGAATAACAGCGGTGTTGGAAGAGATGGCGAACAATGTGGAAGAAGCAACACAGGAACAGAAGAAACCGACAGTAGTTCCTCAAGACCACAAGAAAAAGCAGACTTCCACAAAATAATCTGGGAAGAATACTTTGTTTTAGCCAGTTCACTAGGCGTTAGTTATTTAGACTTCCTTAAAATGACACCTAAAAAATTATTACTATACGCAAAAGGCAAAAAGATTGATAGACAAAATCGCGATTCAGAAATGTATAACTGGTTTTTAGTTTACGCAATTCCAGCTATTTCTTGCGGAATAGGTGCGGCATTTAATAAAGATGCACACATTGAATATCCTAAACAGGCTATTTTATCAGAAAAAACAGAAGAAAGTAAAGAAAATACATACGACAAAGAGTTACAGCTGATGTTACTCAATGAGCAAAAATGGGCGGCACAGACTGAAAAGAGAGGACTACCGCCAACAATCCTATAAGGGGGGTTAAAGCGTGGAATTAGACAGTTTAGAAGTCAAAATTAAAGGCACATCTAAAACGGCTATAGATTCTGTAGAAAGTTTAATAACATCGCTACAAAAATTAGCGAGTTCATTAGCTAATATTAACGGAACTTCCTTATCCAGCTTTTCAAGTTCTTTAGGACAACTTAGTATTGCTATGAAAGGAATGGATGTAAAGACAACAGATTTTACAAGACTTGCTAAGAACATCACAAAGATAGGTTCTGTTGATTCGGTTGCACTAACTAGCACAGCTACATCACTTCAAGCTGTCACAAAGGCAGTTGCAAGCATATCAGCTATTCCGCAAAATGCAACACAGGTCACAGAATTTGCAAAGTCACTTGGCAAGCTAGGCAGTAAGAGCATAGAAAACGCCGTTGTAAACATTCCAAAGCTAGGTAATGCTTTAAATGGCTTAATGACAACGCTATCAAGAGCGCCAACAGTAAGTCAAAATGTCATTCAAATGACTAACGCATTGGCTAATCTTGCTAGTCAAGGTAGCAAGGTGGGTACTTCTTCAAACTCACTTCAAAAGTCGCTGTATGGCGTTTCTACAAGTGCTAGGACAGCAACTAAAAGCAGTTGGAACTTAGCAAGTGCGATAGGTAAGTTTTATGCCACTTATTTTATGGTAATTCGTGGCAGTAAGAAACTTATAGAAGCCATCAAGTCAACAACAGATTACATTGAAGCGTTCAACTATCAAGCGGTTGCGTTTGGTAAGATTGGTTCAGAATGGGATAAAGACTATGAAAAGTACGGATATGATAACGCAACAGCATATGCAGAAAGTTTTCAAAGTAGAGTAAATGATACTCTCGGAAAGTTATCTGGCTTAAAAGTTAATGTTCAAGGCGGCTTGCTTGAAGAAAGCGGAGCAAAGAACTTAGGACTTAACATACAAGAGATAACGCAGTACGCTTCGCAGTTAGCTTCTGTCACTAACTCATTAGGGCAGACAGGCGAAGCAACAACGGCTATAACAAAGTCAATGACAATGCTTGCAGGCGATATAAGCTCACTTTTTAATGTGGACTATTCAACGGTAGCACAGAACTTGCAAAGCGGCTTAATCGGTCAATCAAGGGCATTGTATAAGTATGGTATTGATATTACTAATGCTACATTAGCGACATATGCTTACAACTTAGGGATATCAAAGTCTGTATCAGAAATGACACAGATGGAAAAACAGCAATTAAGAGTGTTGGCAATATTAGACCAAAGTAAAGTATCTTGGGGTGATTTAGCTAATAGACGGAAGAAAGTTAATGACATAACTTATCTTCCAAGTGTTGCATAAGAATGGAAACATCTTATGACAATCGGGCAAAATCGGTGAAGGCTAAGGCTATAAGCTATGCCAATACCGAGATAACTTAATAGATTACGAACAGGCTATTAAGTATTGTAACGAGTAGGAATTGAATAAATATAATATTCCCAAGAGTGTCCGACACTACTGCATATAGGGCAGTATGAGGTGGAAGTGGCTACCACCAAACCAAACGTAAAAACGTGGGTGATAATGTACTCTGAACTTATAGGAAACTATAAGAAGTATAGGATAAAGAGCCTATACGATAACAAATTTGACAATCAACTCCCCAAGTAATATGTTACGTCAGTTCAGTAACAATATGAAAGAGGTAGGAATGGTAGCAGGACAGCTATTTATCCCAATTCTTTCAAAGGTTATGCCAATAGTAAACGGAGTAACTATTGCAATCAAAAGATTATTAGTTGGTCTTGCTTCTTTAATGGGCGTTAAGATTGACTTTGAGAGCTTCGGACAAAGTGGCTATAAAGACACATCAGACGGCTTAGAAGATATTTCAGATGGCTACCAAGATGTAGCTGATTCAGCTAAGAAAGCTACATTATCCCTTATGGGATTTGATGAAATCAATAAATTACAAGATGATACAAGTTCAAGCAAGGGTTCAAGCGGCGGCAGTGGTAGCAGTATTGACTTAACAGATGATATTACTAAGGCGGCGGCTGATTATGAAGCGGCTTGGAATAAAGCATTTGCCAATATGGAAAATTCGGCTATTGCGTGGGCTGATAGGATTGATAAGGCACTTGAACCTGTTAAACAGATTTTTAAAGATTTTGCGGTTGGTGATTTCTTTAAGGCAGGGCAAGATACATCTAACCTTGTGGCAGGAATTTTTAATTGGTTCGCAGATGCTATTGACAAAGTAGACTGGTACGGAATAGGCAGAAAAATGGGAGATTATCTTGCTGGAATTGATTGGGTAGAAGTTCTTTCAAGTGTAGGTAAGGCAATCTGGGAAGCTATAAAAGCAGCTATTGAAATATGGCAAGGACTATTTCAATCTGCACCCGTTGAAACTACAATCATGTCAGTTCTTGGAGTTATGAAGTTTACCGGTTTAGGCAAAAAAATAGGAGAAAGAATATCAGACGCATTAAGTTGGAGTGCTATAAAGAAAGGATTAAAGAGTTTTGCTGGTGGAGGTGGACTATTAAAAGGTCTGCAAACTATGCTAACTACTGACTTATCTGTAATAATAGGAGCTGGTACAGCGACAGAAATAGGCTTAACTATTGGGACAGGAATCGTAGGTGGCATTGGCGCAGCTATTATTGGATTTAATATAGGCAATAAACTAAATGAAGCACTCACAGGTGAAAAGATAGATATGTCAATGTTCGACCAACTGGCGTATCTTATAAAAGCACCATTTGAGGATTTGCCTAGCTTTATTGACGGAGTGATAGAAACTATCACATTCGGGCACAAAGATGATATAGCAAATTGGTGGACTACAAGTGTTGCACCGTGGTTTACTAAGGAGAAATGGGGAGAATTAGGCGACAATGCTAAAACCTCATTAAGCAATGCTTGGAATAGTTTTTCTAATTGGTGGGGCAATACAGCTATCGTAGGATGGTGGAACAATAGCGTAGCACCTTATTTTACAAAAGCAAAATGGCAATCTCTTGGAGATAACGCAAAAGGTAGCTTAACTGATAGTTGGACTTCGTTCAATAATTGGTGGAGCGGCACAGGAATATATAATTGGTGGAATGATAATGTCTTGCCATATTTTACTAAAGAAAGATGGGGCAACTTAGGTGAAAATATTAAGGATAGCTTATCTAACAGTTGGAATAGCTTTTCTAATTGGTGGGGCGGAACAGCTATAGGTAATTGGTGGAATAACCACGTAGCGCCTTACTTTACAGCAGACAGATGGAACGATATGGCAAGCGGAATAATGCAAGGGCTTAAAAATGAATGGTATAGCGTACTTGATTGGTGGGACAGCAAGCCAGAACTTCACAGAATATCAGTTGCAATAGAAGATTTCTTTAGTTATATACGAGAATTATGGCATAACCTAGAGGACTGGTGGAGTGACTTGTCGCTTAGATTTCCTCATATTAAAATGCCACATTTTAGCATTGAGGGCGAATTTAATCTTATGCCTCCAGAAGTGCCTCATATTAATGTTGATTTTTATGCAAATGGTGGTTTTCCAAGAAAAGGACAGTTATTCGTTGCAAATGAAGTTATGCCCGAAATGGTTGGTACTATGGACGGAAGAACAGCGGTAGCCAATCAACAAGAAATTACAACAGGTATTGCTAATGCAGTTTATCCGGCGGTTTACAATGCGGTTGTAGCGGCTATGTCAGAAGCTAACAACAATGTAAACATAACATTACAAGGTGATGCTGATAAATTGTTTACAATGGTGCAGGATAAAGCTAATAACTATACTAATATGACAGGACAGCCAGCATTTAACATTTAATTGAATAATCCAATCCGTTGTGATACACTTTAAGTACTATAAAAGCAAAGGGGTGTATTACAATGGATAAAAAAGATAACAAAAAGAAGCCGCAGGAGATAGTGATTGCAGTATTGGCAGGGATAGTATTTGTTACAGCGTTATTTATTATTAATAATATAACTGAAAGCGATAATAAAACAATAGCAAATACACAACCCACAACTACAACACAAAAAGCTACTGAAAAGACCACAGCAGCTACAATACAAAAGACAACACAAGATACATATGATAAACTGACAAAATATAAGGCAGGCACTTACAAAGTAGGTAAAGATATTCCGAACGGCGATTACTATTTGCAATCATTAACAAGCAAAGGTTTGGCTTATTTTGGCGTATATGCAGACAGTAATAAAGCTAAAATAAAGTTTAATGAAAACTTCAAAGGCAATATGTTGATAAGCGTAGAAGACGGAGAATATCTTGAACTAAACAAGTGCAATGCGATACCTCTTTTAGAATTCAGACAGTATTACACAACTAAAACTACTCTTGATAATTGTATGTTAGAGGTTGGAATTGACATAGAACCAGGAGAATACAAACTAATAGCTACATCATCAAGAGGATATTATTGTATCTATGATGATTTAAGGCAAAGTCACATTGTAAGCAATGATAACTTTGACAATCAGACGTATTGCACAGTTGGAAAAGGTCAATTTTTAATACTTAATAACTGCAAAATAGAACAATAAAAGTAAAGGGGTAACGCATTATGGCAGAAAAGAAAACAAAGAAAAAAGACAGTAAACTAAGCATAGCGGCGGCAGTAACAGCACTATTTATATTCACAATCCCAATAGGCTTTATATTGGCTATTGTGGATTTAATTAAAAGTAAAGGCGACAAGTCACAAAGACACTTAGGCTCTTACTTTGCAATAGTATCATTTGTACTATTTCTGATAGTCGCTTTTAGCAACGGAAGCAGTAACAGCAGTAACAATGCTAATGCTACAAAACAAGCTAGTACAACACAGCAAGATACAGACACAGCAACGAATAATGATACAACGCTTAAATACCTCAAACACGAAGTAATTACAGATAGCAATGATAGAGAAGTTGTTGTTGTTTATTTTGACTTTACAAATAACTCAAAAGACAACGAAGCATTTATTTACAACTATAATGTTACTTGCTTTCAGAATGGCAAGGAACTTGACTATCCATTAGCTAGTTTTGATGTTGATGAATATAACAATGCGGCAAGAGAGTTGCAGACAGGTGCGAACATTACAGTTGCAAGGATATACATACTAGAAGATAAGAGTGATATTGATTTAGAAGTAACACCTTGGGGTTCAAGTAAGAAACTTATGAAGCTGACATTAAAAGTAGAATAAAAAAATCAGAACAAGTTGGGTAGACCTGTTCTGATTAGCACGTATGAGTGGATGTAAATTAACTCATACCAATAATAACAAATAAATAGCAAAATGACAAGGACATTTCACTTAATTGTGAGGTGTCCTTTTTGTGTGCTTAGAAAGTGAGGTTTTACTATGAATTTTATTCAATATGTAAAGCAAGTGTGGAAAGCTGGCACTAGTGGCGGTACTCCATTAAGTCCAGACAGACTTAATCATATGGAAGACGGCATTAAGAATAACAATAGTATGATAAGTGAGCTAAGCAACAACAATATAACTAATAATATTTGCACTAATTTATTAAATCCAACACTTGAAACTTCCTCTAATAATGGTATTACTTGCACCAATAATGGTGATGGTACTTATACGTTAAATGGTAAGGCTACAAGTGCTTTTATATTAGCCTTAGCTATATTTAAAAAACGAGATAATAAAAAATATAAACTTATTGGTACACCATCTGGAGGAAGTTCAAAAACATATAATATATATGCTGATAGTACTTCGGGCTTTATTAATGAAAATGGTGAGGGTGCTATATTTAATGCTAGTGATTTAACTAATGGCAAAATTATGTTTTTTGTTGGAAGTGGTGTAACAGTTAATAATCTAGTATTCAAGCCAATGATTACCACAAACCTTAATGCCACCTATGATGATTTCGTTCCTTATACAGGCGATACAGGACGGCTTAATGCAGATGTTGCTTTGTTGGAAAATAAAATAAATAAATATTTTATAAATACAAATGAAACAATATATATACCATTAAGAACAATGCTTTTAATATATGAAACAGCATTTGATATGGGGGCTTATGTAGTACGAAGCGAAGCAGGAAATACAAAAATATTTCTTCATAGTATTAAAGAAAATTCAAAAGTTAATATTGGACTAGGTGATAATGGAAAAATAAAAATTACTAACACAGCAAATACTGGTGGGGATATTCTTACTATAGTCTACTAAATTAATTACTGTTTAATTTATTAAGAAATGTATCAGAAATGGTACATTCCTTTTTTGTTACCCATTTTTAGGCAGAAAGGGGCGATTGAATGATAAGTGCTGTAATTATCGAGGGAGTGACATTCCCGGTAGCATATAATGGCTACACGTACACTAGGGCGAAAATTTGGTCTAAGAACACTGGAAGAAATGATGCTGGAGATTTGGTTGGTACGTTGGTGTGTCTTAAGGATAAGGTAGAGATACAATTACCGCCGCTAACAGGCCAGCAAGCCAAAAAACTTGATGATGTAGTAAGTGATGTTAATAACCCATTTCCAACGGCACAAGTCCTATTTTTAGGCGGTCAGCAAAAGGAAATGACAATCTATACAGGAGATGTGACATATCCGTATCTCACAAGGGCGAAGAATGAGGACGGATTAATAGTCGGAGCAAAATTAAGTTTAATTCAGAAATAAGGAGATTAACTATGAAAATAACAGGAAATGAAGTCTTAGCACATTATGAAGCATTAAGAAACGTAGCACAGCTTAAAATGAGTGGTAAGTTAGCAATTATCATTATGTCTAACATTAAGGCATTAGAACCGCACTTTAAAGCAGTTGTAGAAACGATAGAAAAGATACACAAAGAAAATAAAGGGGATAGTAATAAAACAAAATCAGAGCTTGACGAACTAGGAGAACAGGAAATAGAAGTGCTTGAATGCACGAAAGTTAACATAAGTGCATTTGATAGCTGTGAAGCTATTGAGCCAGCACAGATTATTGCACTTAGCTTTATGATTAACGATTAATCAGCAGAAAGGGGCAATCCAATATATGAAAAATATCAATTGGGGTGCGAACTTCAACTTACTGTATGCAAGATATTACAGTAAATATTTAGTTGACGGAAAAGAATACAATCAGACACTTAATGAGTTTAAGTACAGCAATATAATCAATCCAAACAATAACATTTCCATAGGTAACACTTGCAGTAGCAGTGTTACCTTTTCTATTTTTAAGCCACAAATTACACTTGAAAATAAAGACATAACTATTTTTGAGGGCGTTAAGGGTAATAATGGAATTGAGTATGTGCAGATAGGCATATTTACTGTAACTAAAGAAGAGAGCAACGGCGAATACACTAAGTACACAGCTTATGACAAGATGTACAAAGCTGAAAAAGGTTATTTTTCTGAATTAACTTATCCTAGTACGGATAAGGCTATTTTAGAGGAAATCTGCACAAAGTTAGGCATACAGTTAGCAACTAGCATAACAACTCCACATACAATCCCAGAAAAGCCACAAGGCTATACAATGCGTGAAATGATTGGATATATGGCTACGTTACAAGGTGGCAATGCGGCTATTAATTCTGACGGAAACCTTGAAATTAAATGGTACAAGGATAGCGGCTACGTGCTTGACGGACATCAATACTATCAGCAAGGCGTTACTTTTACTACTAGCAAGGATTTTACGATAAGAAAACTGACTTGTAATAATACAAAGTCCGGCGATAAGGAAACTAGCACAATCACTAGCGGTAGCGGTGCAACAGGACTTAGCTTTGCTAATCCATTTATGACACAAGCTAACTTAAATGAGATTTATAACAAGATAGGCGGCTTTCAGTTCAGACCGCTTACAGTTAAGTTTTTAGGCGATTGGCGATTAGAGGTAGGTGACATTATAACTGTTAATAAGGGCGGCGTTGATTACAAAGTACCTATAATGCAGATTACGCACGAATGCGACGGCGGCTTAATGGATACTGTTTCATCTATAGGTCAATCCGACACAGAAAACAGCAACATTGCTAGCGGTCCGATAACAAAGCAGATGGAACGATACTACGCCGATTTAGTCTTAATTAACAAGGCAGTTATTGAAAATGCTGATATAACTAATGCTAATATTGAGAATTTAAAGGCGCATCAAGCGTATATCGACCAGTTAAAAGCTAATAAGATTGAAACTGTCACAGCAGATATTGTTAATTTGACGGCGAGTAAAGCTACGATTAATGAAGCTAATATCGCTAAGTTGCAAGCAGATTATGCACAGATAGGTGTGTTAAATGCAGATGTAGCAGACATTAAGACCTTAATGTTTGGTTCAGCGACAGGTAAAAGCTTAACAACAGAATTCGCTAATGCAGTTGTAAGTGTTATCGGCAATGCACAGATTAAAGATGCTATGATTGACAGCATAGCTGCGAGCAAGATTACAGCACTTGACCTTAATACAACTAAGTTTAAGGTTCACAGCGAAAATGGAATGTCTTATTGGCAAGACAACACAATTATCATTAAAGATACTGACAGAATAAGAGTTCAGATAGGTAAAGACGCTAATTCAGACTACAATATGTATGTTTGGGATAAATCCGGAAATCTTATGTTTGATGCCTTGGGACTTACTGAAAAAGGTGTTACAAGAAAAGTTGTTCGTGATGATGTTATTCAAGATAATGCTAATATCAATGCAAGCAAGTTAGATATTGAAACGCTATTCAATGTTATCAATAACGATAACACACATACACTTAAGAGCAATAAAATTTATCTGGACAACGAGGGACAGACACTTAATGTTATTATGCAAGCTATCAAGACTGGCGCTGACAAGGATTACACGCAATGGGGCGGTATGATGAAAGTTGCTAGTGATTTTATCACTAACAAACTGTGGTGGACTAGCAATGTTGATACTGAAAGCATTCAGACTAAGTTTTCTACTGTTAATCAGAAGTTAGATAGCTACGAAATTACATTATCTGACTTATACCAACAAACGAACGATAATTTTATGGTGTATACAGTTACAGAAACACCTAACAAAGATAATTATCCAGCTGTTGACTGGTTTATACCCATTTATCCGTCAGATGATTTATTTCCAAGTGATAATCTTACATGGACTTACAGCAATGATGAATACGCTAAACATCACGGAGCAATAGCATACAACGAAACAGCTCAAAAAACTTGGCGTTGGGTTAAAGATGATAAAGGTAATTGGAATTGGAAAGAGGTATCTAACACACAATTAGCTTATATGCTTAATCAGAACGCTAGCCTTAAGATTAATCTTGATAACATATCAACAGAATTAACACAGACAAAGAAAAATCTGACAGATAATTATAGTACAACAACTACTATGATTAACAAAATTACGCAGGAAATTAATGATAATGGTTCAAGTATTAGTTTGGCACTTAGCGGAACTTACGCTAAGTCGAGCGATTTAAAAAGTTATGCAACCAAAACAAGTCTTGATTTATACATCAAAAAAGACCCTAAAACAGGCGAACTTAAGAGCGCTATCGAAGCTATTGCAGATACTATCAATATTACTGCAAGGGGCGGTCTTAACTTAAGCGGTAACAGGTTTACGTTAAGCAGTACGAACACTAGCATTACTGCTGACGGAACAATAACAAGTAATAATATAATTGCGAATTATGGAAAGATTGCGCAGTGGAATATAGCTAATAATTCTATTAATTCTACTACGTCAGATAGCAAGTATTGGGCAGGAATGACAACTCCATCAAAAGGAACGGATTGGGTATTCGCTACATTAACAAATGAAGGAAGTTCAATATCAGAAAACTGGAAAGAAAAATGGTATGTACGAGCTGACGGATTAATGTATGCAAGCAACGCTATTATATCTGGAACTGGATATTTAACAAGCGGAAAAATTGGAGATTGGAACATCGAGGGATATTTGCAAGCGGACACTTTGGCAAATGATGGATACTTAAGACGTGTATGGATATCACCTTATCAGCAAAATTCCGGCGATAGTACTTGGATATATTCTATTCAAAAAGGAATTCAAGCAGGGAATAATCCGCAAAAACTCTCTCCTCTGTGGACTGTTTACGGCAATGGCAATATGCTAACTCAAGATTTGAGTGTTTATGGTAATCTATTTGCAATTAAAGGTCTTAATGTAGGCGGTGATGGTAATCCTCAAATTGCAAACTTTTATTGCAACAATCCTAATTCGGATACGCAAGTTGCAACAAATGTTAGAATTTATAATAATGATACTTCTAAAAATTTTTACTCACAGACAGAAGTTTCTTTAATGGGTTCTATGATTGCTAAGTATTCAATTACTGCAATGGGCGGTTTTATTGGTACAATAGCTTCGGACTCCGACAGAAATGTAAAAAAAGATATTAAGGCATTAGAAATAGAACGGACTGCTGACTTTATATATAGCTTAATTCCAAGCGAATTTAGGATGAAAGATGGTACTTCCAACCGATTACACCACGGCTTTATTGCACAAGAAGTTAAAGAAAAAATGGGCGATAGCGATTGGGGGTTATTTATAGATAAAAAAGTTAATGACGATAACTACGAGATACAAGTTTCGGATGAAGACGGAAACACAACTAAAGAATTAACAGCAAGATATGCATTACGTTATGATGAATTAATAGCGGATTTGGTTGCAACTGTACAATCACAGAATATGCGAATTAAAAAATTGGAAAAGCAATTAAGTAATTAAGGACATCTTCGGGTGTCCTTTTTTAATACAAATTAGGAGGTAAAACACAATGTTAGACATCAACTCATCAATTCAGAAGAACGGAACATTATCTGTTCAAAATTCAGACGGAACACTTAAGCAGGTAGCTTATCTGTCAGCCACAATAAGCGAAAGTGGCACAGTTAGTATGTCAGCTAGCTTCAATGATTTTGCGGCATACTTAGCAAATGATACAGCACTAGATGGTGAGCTTAAGAGCTTTCTTGATGGTGTTAAAAACACTTACAAGGCAACATACAGCACAGAAGATAACATAGTTAGTTCAGATATAAATATAACAGGAACAGTAGAAAGTGAGGTATTTTAGTATGATTAAGTGTGGAGATTTTTCAGCGTGGAATGGTGATATTGACTGGGATAGAGTTAAGGCGGCAGGACTTACTCACGCTGTCCTTAAGGTTATCAGACGTGATTTTGACCCAGATAAGCAGTTTGAAAACAACTGGAAAGGCTGTCAGTTAGCAGGCGTACATATTTGCGGTGTATATAACTATGTATACACACCGACAGTAGAAGAAGCTATTGCGGCGGCTAAAAGAGTATTAGAGGTGCTTGACGGACGTAAGGTAACTGTCTGGATGGATGTTGAAGATGAATGTATGCGGAACTTAGGTTCAGAACTTATCGACATTATCAAGGCTTACAAAGAGGTTATCGAGAGTGCAGGTTATGACTTCGGTGTATATACTGGCTTATCATTCTATGGTAGCTACATCAAGCCTTATACAAACCCTAGCGACTTAGATTGTCCGTTCTGGATTGCACGTTACTACTTAGGTTATGATGAAATGCAGTTAAATGATGATGTTAATGCGGATAAGACACCCAGTATCGACCATTATCTTGCGGGGTGGCAGTATACTTCTAGCGCAAGAATTGACGGTGTAGACGGAGTTTGCGACTTATCAGAATTTTATGGCTTTCATAATGATGAAGATAATACAGAAGATAACAGCGAAGAAGACAATACAGAGGATAACACAGATGAACACGTATATGCTACATATGCCGCTTATACAGATAGGTGGTGGGGTGAAGTAGAGGACAGAGAAGATTGGGCTGGTGCAGGCGACAATAAAGCTATCACAGCACTTATTATCAAGGTTAGCAGAGGTTCAGTTAAGTACAGAGTTCACTTAAAGGGCGGTGATTGGCTTCCTTATGTTACAGATTTCAATTATAATGATTTCAACAACGGCTTTGCAGGCGACCAGAAAACACCGATAGATGCCGTAGAAATCATCTACTATACACCAGAGGGTGAGCCTTGGAAGTATGCTAAGTATATGGTATCTGTATTCAACAACCGCAACTTCTATCCAGAGCAGATAGATGATGAAACATCTAACGGAATGGACGGATATGCAGGTGTTATGGGTAATGCTATCGACAAGTTCCAGTTAGTTGTCGAATAGTGTCAGAATAACACGACCGAAAGTGTTTGAAATATACTAACGATAAATGTATAATAAACTTGTCTTTGAGAAAAGACCCTTAAACATTTTCAAGTTCTGGCAGGCGATATTGTTTGATTGGCGTTGACAATATCGCCGCTACACTTGACACTATAGAACGTGTGTTCTATAATAATCGTATCGCTATCAAACGTGCAAGGGCAAGAGAGGGGAGTGCAGGTTTATGAGTAATGAGGAATACAGGCAAAAGATAACAAAAATGATTAATAAAATAGAAGATAACTGGATATTAGAACAAATATTTAAGTTTATATGCAATATGACAAAAGAGAGGGCGTAAACCCTCTCTTTCTTACTTTTCGTCTAGCAATTTCTTTGCGATACTTTCCAAGCATTCCCAATCTTTAGGTTCAAGCCTTGCCAATGCACTAACAAGCTTCTTTTCAAAGCTGTCATCGTTTAATTCCATAACTTCATTAACAAAAGCACCAATCTCTTGTTCTCTTGTACGAGATTTAAACATTTTTCCGTTTCCGGTTCGCAGCCATTCTTCATTTACATTAAGAATAGAACATAAAACTTTAATTGATTGTTCTGAAAGATTTCTATTGCCATTTTCAACTAACGAAATGTAGTTTTTGGTAAGCCCTAGCTTTTCAGCAAATACATCTTGCGACATTTTTAATTCTTTTCGCAAGGCTTTTATTCGCTCGTTCACACTTCTCACCTCCCTGCATATATACAATAACATTAAAGTCACACAATGTCAAACTTTTTTTACTAAAATATGTTGACAGGTATTACTGGGTATGATATTATAATCACACAAAGTCAAATAGAAAGGAGATGAAAAAATTGAAAAAACCATCTATTTCAGATGTTGCATTAGTACTTTCAATATTTACTTTACTGTTTCAGATTTTTTGTCATTTTATTTTGCCAAAGCTTTGACAAAATCAATTATTTCTGAATGATGTACAGAAAATTCCATTAAAGCACAGATGATAGAAACAACCACGGAAATCCAACCTTTAATATCGGCTTTACTTGATGTTTTTAATGCGACATCAGCTTGCGTTTTGGAACTTTCAGCAATCTCTTTAGCGGAATCAGCTTGAGATTTAGCGGATTGAGCCATATCGTGAAGTTCTTTGTTTGTCTTTTCAAGATAAGCAGATTGACTTTCTAAAAGCTCATATGGAGATTTGCCTTTTTCATAATTAGGCATTTCCATATTTGGAACTGTTGGTTTGATAAACATATCATTTAAATTTGGATAATTTGGAACATATTGCATAGTAGTACCCCTTTGTTTTTTAAAACACATTATATCACAGAAAGGAAGTGAATTAAATGAGCGAAAAAGAAAAGGAAATCATCAAGAAGCTATCCGATACAATACCAAAACTTGATGATAGCAAGAAAAATTACATTCTTGGTGTCGCCGAGGGAATGGCAATGGTAAGAGAATCAGAGAAAGCCGATAGAAAGGAGCAAACTAATGAATGAAGTCAAGACGATAGAGCTTAGAACACCTATTGAAGTTGCCCTTGATATTGATAGTGAGGGGATGACAACAGCAAGAAAACTGTACAACTTCTTAGGATTAGCACAAGGGCAGTTTTCAAGGTGGGCGAAAAGCAATATTACAGATAATGAATTTGCCACAGAAAATGAGGATTATTGGCGGTTCGACATAGATGTCGAGACACCGACAGGTGGCATAGTAAAGAGAGATGATTATAAGCTCACAGCTCATTTCGCCAAGAAGTTATCTGTTAAAGGTAATTCAGAAAAGGCAGAAGAAGCAAGGGAATACTTCACAACAGTAGAAGAAAGAGTTAAGCAGAAAGCTATTGATGTATCACAGCTTTCACCACAGCTTAGACTTATGAATATGCTTGTTGAAAGTATGAACAAGGCAGAGATAGAGCAGAAGAAACAGGCAGAACAGATAGCCAAGGTTGAAACAACTGTTAACAATATGAAAGAGATTTTTACAGAGCCTATCGGCGATTGGAAGAATGATATTAATGCCAAAGTGAGAGAAATATCTATCAAAAGTGGCATTGATTATCAGGCACTTTATAATCAACTTTACGGCGAGTTGGAAATGACCGCACATTGTAGTCTTAAAAGATTGCAGGATAACAAGGTGGCAAGAATGGAAAAGGCAGGTAATACCAAGACGGCTATAAAAGCGGCAACAACCAAGATTGCTGTTATTTATGATAAGCCACAGCTTAAGGCAATATTTGAGAATATTGTTAAGAGATATGCTATGAAATATTGTGCATAAGGAGATTATATATGGACAGAATAGACGAATTTAATATGTTACAGGGTTTTAAGTTTCTTGAAGCATATGAACAGATTGCTGTTTCTGATGATGGTTCAATGGCAGATGTGATTGTTATGAAATTCTACAATGACAAGAATGTTGCTATTGAAATAACATTTATTGACGGAGAATGGCAGGTAGGTGAGCCATATGCTATTGATAATGATTTTAACCCAATCAATAAAGTTGAAAGAAAGGAGCACGGATGAGAGATTTTATTGAAAATGCCATAAAAGAGGAACTCACAAAAACAACAGAAGGCTGTATGTTTTATGTAAAGCGCTTACAAAACTATAAGGATATAGGCGAATTAACTGGCTCTGTAAGAGAATTAATTGCACAATATGGCTTATCTGCTTCGGAAGCTCAAGGATTTTTAGATTATATGAAGATTATCGTTAGTGCTTCTTCACATATTCCTTGTGAAAAAGAAAAGCGTGACTATTCAATGGAAGTTGGCAAGTCCGCGTTTTAAGAAAGGAGCGTGTTTATGGAATTACAGATTTTTAATAATGAAGAGTTTGGAGAAGTCCGAATGACAGAAATTGACGGAAAACCATATTTCGTAGCAACAGATGTGGCAACCGCACTTGGATATATAAATCCACGAAAGGCTGTAAACGACCATTGTAAGGGGGTAACGAAACGTGACACCCCTACATCTAGTGGTGTTCAGCAGATGTCATACATAAATGAGGGTGATTTATACCGACTTATTATGAAATCAAAATTACCTAGTGCAGAGAAATTTGAAAGTTGGGTAATGGATGAAGTGCTTCCGTCAATCAGAAAGACGGGCAGTTATGGTATGCCAAAGACAACAGGCGGTCAGATACAGCTTTTAGCACAGGGTTATACAGAACTTGAACAGGCTGTTAACTCTATCAAAGAAGATATGACAGAGCTTAAGGATAACACACCTCTTTACGGCTGTGAGATTGATGAGGTCAAACAGCACGTTAATAGAAAAGGCGTAATTGTACTTGGCGGCAAGGATAGCGAAGCTTATAAGAATGGCAGTATTCGCAGTTCAGTATATTCTGACATATATAAGCAGTTAAAACGTGAGTTTGGTTGCGTGACAACATATAAGAGCATAAGAAGAAAGTACATTGATAATGTACACAAGTTTATAGATGATTATGCGTTGCCTATGGTCCTTGCTGAACAGGTAAAAGAAGCTAATGCACAGATAGGTATGAGTTTTTAAGAAAGGAGTAAGAGTTGGAAAGGCAAAGATACACAATAACAGACAAAAATGGAAAAAGCGTAATCGCCGAGAAAGAAGCTTCTCGTTTTATAAGCATTGATGAATTTGCGCAGCATATCGCTATGGATATTGTGGATGATTACAGAAATATTAAAAGCGGCGATAAGCGCCTTGAAGAAACTAACATTGAGCTATCAATCAAAGTACTTACCGCCATTTCCCCAGTAATCGAAGTATTTAGAAGTGCTTCAGGTTACGGAACGGATTGTTAGTCGCTTCAGCTTTTGCTAATTGCGGTTCTTCAGCGGGCACTGAACTGATAATTTCTGAATAGTATTGGTCGTACAGTTTTCTAAAATCATCATATGAGCCATTATAACCACAAATTTTAGCGGTAGCATAAGCTGATATATATTTTCCGGCAGTCATATTTCACCTCTTTCCTATAAAAAGATAAGAGGATTATATCACAATTTTTAAAATAAGGAGAAGTTTATGGAAGATATACAGGCAACGCCACAGTATAGCATATCAGTAGAAGAACTGATTGCAGAAAGAAACAACTTGGAAATCTCTATTGCGGCATACAAGAAAGCTAAGAGAGACAGCAAGATAGCTGAATATTTATGGATTTTATCAGCAATATTATTTGTTGTGTCAATGATATTTCAGCTTATTAATTAGAAAGGAGTTTTAGCAGATTGATATTTATTATTTCTGAAAAAGGCGAAAGAGAGCAGATTAACGAGGTAGAAAAACTTGAAATCCTGGCACACATTGGCAGAAGAACAAGTTGCCTCTTAGGAAGAAATAAACATTGTGAGCCATTAAGGAGCATAGTTACAAGAGATATTTTAGGGCAGTTAAAGCACGAATACGGGTGTGGTTTGAGTGGACTTAAAAAGAAGTACATAGCAGACACTCACGATTATATCGACTGCTACGAACTGCCTACAATAATGAAAGAGAGATATAAGCTATGATACAGGGGTTTATGTTGGGTGTTGTTGTCGGAATGATACTAGAAACTATATGTATTGTAGTTACAACATTAAAGATTAAAACAAAAGAAAGGAAAGAACAGTATGAAACAGGTAAACGAGAAAGTAATAACAGTACAGGATTGCATTGATATGTACGAGAAAAAGGATATGTATACAGTTATTGACGGCGGTAAAGTTGTTGGATTTGTAGAAAAAAGAGAGGAGAACTAAAGATGAAAGAGAGAGATAACAATATTACAGTTTTTGGGTTAGTTGCAGAAGAGCCAGCTTTTAATCACGAAGTTTTCGGAGAAAAATTCTTTAAGATGATGGTTTCGGTTAATAGAGTTAGTGGAACAGTAGATACACTTCCTGTTCTTATATCTGAAAGAATTGTAGATATGAAAGAATTAAAAACAGGTGCTTGCGTAATGATTACAGGAAAAATAAGAAGCTACAATGAGCATATAGGTGAAAAAAGTAAGCTGATATTAGCAATCTTTACCGAAATTATAGAGATATATGAAAACGAGGCAGAGCCACCTTTTAATAACGATGTAGTTCTTAGAGGTTTTATTCGCAAAGAACCTATATACAGGGTAACACCACTTGGAAGAGAAATAACAAATGTTCTCATAGCTGTTAACAGAGCATATGGCAAGTCAGACTATATACCTTGCATAACTTGGGGCAGGACAGCTAAGTTTGTCGGTCATTTGCCAATAGGAACACATATAGAAATGACAGGCAGGTTTCAGTCAAGACCTTATACAAAGAAGATAAGCGAAGATGAAATTGAAAACAGAGTAGCTTACGAGGTATCAGTAGGCAGAGTTGAGATTATAGAAGAAAAGGAGAATGCTGATGAATAGTGATATTACAGTTTCAGAATTAGCTAGTATGGCAGCAGACAATGAAAAACGTTGTCAAGTATGGCATCCAGTTCAGGGTGTTATATTTGATGGCACGTTTGATGAACTTGACAGACGGCATTATCTTGCGGATAAGACAGTTGATAACTTCTCAATAGAAGATGATGTATTCATTATGAATATATAAATAAGGAAAGGATATGTTTATGGAAAGAGCAGTTTTAAAAAAGGTAGTACTTGAAAACTTTATGTGCTATGCACACGCAGAATTTGATTTTTACGCCATTACAAAGATTATGGCTAAGAATGGCAAGGGTAAGTCAACTATTGCCACAGCTTACTTATGGTGCTTATTTAACTGTGATTATGAATTAAAGGATAATCCGGTTGTCAGACGAGAGGTTGACGGAAAGTCCGTTGATGATATGGATACAAGTGTTGAACTTACACTTGATGTTGACGGAAAAGAAATAACTATGAAGAAAGTACAGGTTCGTACCTATAACAAGGATAAGACAGGCTATAAGGATGATAACTCATATTACATTAATGATGTGAGAAAGAACCTTAAGGACTTCAATGCATATCTTGATGTTGATATGAATGTATTCAAGATGTGCAGTAATGTAAACGCATTTCTTAATCAGAAACCAGCAGAAATGAGAGAATACTTATTCGGTCTTGTAGGTGATGTTACAGACCTTGATATTGCTTCACAGAAAGCCGAATTAGCCGAGTTAGTTCCTTTACTTAATAAATATACAGTTGAGGAATTATCCGCTATGAATAAGGCTACAAAGACCAAGATTACAAAGGATTTACCTATTCTTGACGGACAGATTAAGGAAAAGGAAAGAGATATACAGCTTAAACAGGCTATTGAAGTATCTAACCTTGAATTACAGAAGAACAGCCTTAAAGAGCAGATTGCTGATTGCATGGCAAAGCAGACCGACAATGACAAGTTGATAGCTGAATATGACAAGGCTAGTTCAGATGTCCTTAACTTGAAGTTTGAACTTAGTGATATGTCACGCAAAGCTAATGTGGATAATGTTAAGACTAGGAGAGATATTGAGAACAGGATTTCTGATAAGCAGTTTCTTGTTAGACAGACAGAAAAGACTATTGATGATTGTGAGAACCAGATTGATAGCAGTAAACACCATTCTGTTGTGCTTAATGAAAGCATTGAAAGTTATAGGAATCTATATAGGAACACGCACAGCCTTAAATTTGACGAGAGCAATCTTGTTTGTAGCTATTGCGGACAGGAATATCCAGAAGATAAAAAAGAACAGATTAAGGCAGACTTTGAAAGCAAAAAGGCAGCAGAAATTGAGAAAATAACAAATCTCGGAAACAATGCGAAGGGTGAATTAGATAAGGAAAGTGAAACTATTGCTAGCCTTGAAAATGAACTTGTTGAACATAGAAAGAGTCTTGCAATGCTGAATACAGCTATTACAGAACTTGAGAAGCAGTTATCAGAACTTCCACAGGAAATTGATGTATCAGCCACCGAGGAATATAAGGCACTTGAACAGAAGATTGCCGAAAAGGAACAGGCTATGCACAAAGCTAATGATATTTTAGCAGTCAAAGCTGAATTAAAGGCACAGGAAACAGATTTAAGGCAGCAGTTAGCAGAATGCGAAAGTCAGATTACAAAGTCTGATACGGCAGCAGATGAACAGCGACTTGAAGAATTAAAACAGGCAAGGATTGATAGCGAACAGAATAAGGCTAATGCCGAGAAAATTATTGATTTACTTGACGAATTAGACAAAACAAAGAACGAAACCTTGACAGAAGCAGTAAACAGCCATTTTGGGTTAGTTAAGTGGCAGTTGTTTACTTATACAAAGTCTGGTGGTTACAAGAGTTGTTGCATACCTACAGTTGACGGAAAGAGTATTTTAACAACTATGTCTAACAAGGGCAACAGGATTTTAGGCAGAGTTGATATTTGCAATTCTATTCAGAAGATTAGTGGAATATCAGTACCTATCATTCTTGACGATGTAGAGAACTTAGATGAACGGAATCAGAAGAAAGTTGCTGAAATGATAGATAGCCAGTTGATTATGCTGATTGTTAATGATAGCGAGAAATTAGAGATTGTGGAGGGATAAGCTATGGATATTGTAATTGTAAATACAAGCAAACTAAGAGTTGCATTATCTAAACTTGCAAAAGAGCAAAATACTACAAGCGTAACAGCTATGCTTAATGCTAATAATATGAATTCAAGTCTTATCGCAAAGGCGGAAAATAGATTTAATTCATATTCTGATAAAGTCCGGTTTGAGATTGATGAATATACAACATACGGTGCATTTTATGAAGATATATGGAAACAGATTATAGCTTTATCATCACACATTCGTAAGGAAGATTTTGAACTAGAAAGATTTGAAAAAGTGTCCGAAAGCACATCTAAGTACAGGGAATTAGATAGTAGGATTGCCAAGTTGGAAGATACTGTTTTAAATCTGATGAAGTTAGTTGAAGAATTAAGAAGAAAGTAGAAAGCGAGGAATAATTATGGCAGAGAATACAGCAGTTGCGGAAAAGAAAGAAGAAACAGCAGTACAGCACATTAACAAGGTAACGGACTTTAGTCTTGGAATTTTCGGTACATCCGATAATTTTACAATGGCATATCAAATGGCAAAGGCATTATCGCAGTCAACATTAGTTCCAAGAGAGTATCAGAAAAGCGAGGCTAATTGTATGATAGCGATTGACCTTGCAATCAGAATGAAAACAAGTCCATTTTTAGTAATGCAGAACCTTGATGTAATACAGGGTAAACCTGGGTGGAACGCAAAAGCACTTATCGGAATGATAAACACTAGCCACAAGTATGACGGCAGTTTACATTTTGAGGAAAAAGCAGATAAAAACGGAAAGCCTTTTAGTTGTATGTGCTACGCATTTGAGAATGGAGAAAGAATTGACGGACCAGTAGTTGATATGGATATGGCAGTTGCCGAGGGTTGGGTCGGCAAGAATGGCAGCAAGTGGAAAACAATGCCACAGGTAATGCTTGCATATCGTGCCGCCTCATTCTTTTCAAGGAGATACTGCCCGGAAATTTCGATGGGATTATATACATCTGACGAGATTATTGACGGAGATTTCACGGATAAGAGTTATTCTGTTGAAAATATGCAATCACAGGTTGCAGAGGAAATCACAAATAACGCTAATTCAGTAGAATTTGTAGAAGATTCAGCTACAGAAGCAACCGAAGAGCAGGCAGAAGACAGCACATTACCACCATTTATGCAGGTAGAATAGGAGATTAAGTATGAGAATAATTTCACAACATGGCAATGTTGATTTGCCTTATGAACAGATAATTGTTTGTCACGCAATGGAAAATGTCACAGCACTACACAATGAGAAAGAATATATTTTAGGTAAGTATTCTTCACAAGAGAAAGCGTATAAGGCTATGAAAATGCTTAAGGAGCATTATGGTTTACTTTCGTTTATGAAGCTTATAGCAGGTACGACAAAATATGAAAGCTTCATTAGAAGGTTTGCCGAAGATGATTTTATCAAAGCTACAGCAGAGTACTTTCAGTTTCCACAGGATGATGAAATCGAGGTATAAGTATGTCAGTTGAAGAAATCCGTAAATGCGATAGATGTGGAAAGCCTTTTGAGTACAGTTTGTCTAAATGGGCTGGATATTTTAAATATGGTATCAAAAAAGAAAATCGACTGTGCTTTCATTCGATGTTTTATGGCAATCCAGATGGCTATTCATATGTAGATTATAGATACGACCTTTGTGCTGATTGTACAGAAAAATTATTATTGTTTTTGCGAAGTAGCGAGTAAAGGAGAAGAACATGCGATTGCATTGTATAGCAACAGGAAGTACAGGAAATTGCTACACCTTAACTTCCAACAGTGGAGAAACACTTATCCTTGATTGCGGAATACCGATTAAGGAGATTAAAAAAGGCTTAGATTGGAACATTAAAGATGTTGTGGGTGTGTTATGCACCCATAAACACCTTGACCACAGCAAGTCGATAAAAGATTTTGAGGCTATGGGAATACCGGTATTTGCCCCATATAGAAGTTTGAAGCCTATGATAATAGGCGATTATAGGCTTAAGATACAGGCATTTGACCTAACAACAATAGACGGAAGCTGGACACATACCAATGCAGACGGAACACCTTGCCCGATATATGGCTTTCTGATTACTCACAAGGAAATGGGGAAAATGCTTTACATTACCGATTGCGAGGTTGTCAAATGGAAGTTTAAAGGCATAAATCATATCCTCTTAGGTGTGAATTATGACAAGGATTTAATCGACAGGGATACAGGCAAAGCTAATCACGTATTCAGAGGTCACTTAAGCATTGATACCGCTTGTGATTTTGTTAGAGCTAACGATTCAGATATCTTGCAGAACGTCATAATGTGCCATCTATCAAGTGAAAATTCTGATAGAGATAGTTTTATCGAGAAGATGAAAAAAGTTGCTTATGGGGCGAATGTGGACGTTGCGGAAGCTGGGAAAAGTTGGGATTTGAAAAATCCTAGTGAGTGTCCGTTTTAGAAAGGAGAATTGATATGCCAAACTGGTGCGAGGGAATGTTAAAAATCAGAGGAAAGCAGGAAGATGTATTTAATCTTCTAGCTGACAATCTTCAAGTTTGGAAAACAGTTATCATTAGAGAACCAAAATTTGATATGCGAGAAGAACTTGACAAAGAAGCCATTGAGATAGACCGAGAAGATGGAACTATATATGTCGAAAAGACTGCATATATAAAAGGCACTCGCAGAAACTTTGTTGAGCCAAACGACATAAATGTCTGGAAAAGAAAAGATGGAAATACTTGTATTGCCGTGGAATTTAGAGCAGCTTGGGATGTAGAAAGTGAACCATACATTGAATTATCCAAAGCATACAATGTGGATATAAAAATAGAAGCATTTGAAAGAGGTATGGAATTTAGCAGATATACTTTTCGATTCTTGTATTGACCATATTGAAGTGAGTAGTTGCGAAAGAATGTTTGAAAAAGATAGTTGTAAAGAATGTGTTTTAAAATGGCTTCAATCAGAAGCATTAGAAGCGGAATAGGAGAGAGCATGAACGATAGATATTTATTCAAAGCAAAGGATTGCAACTCTATATGGCGCGCTGGGTTGCTTATAGCACTACAAGAAGGTAGATGTGCAATAGAGGAAAAGGAAGGAAGTAAATGGGCGTGTGATTCTGAAACTCTCTGCCAATGCACAGGCTTGAAAGACAAGAACGGCAAGCTGATTTGGGAGAATGATATTGTAAAAAGAAATTTTTACTTATACAGCAGTGAAGCAAAATATGAAGAAAGGGAAAATTGCGGCATTGTTAAATATGATAAAGAGTATGCAAGATTCGGTTACCAATGTTCAGTATTCGCAATGCTCTCAGAAAGCAAAAAACACGACACAATAGAAGTTATCGGCAACATATTTGACAATAAAGAGTTATTAGAAAGTGAGGAAAATTAGATGAATCGTGTAATCCTATGTGGGAGAGTTGTTAGAGAGCCAGAGATTAGATATTCACAGACAGCAAACGGAAGTATGGCAGTAGCAAGATACACATTAGCTGTTGACAGAACTTTCAAGAAAGAGGGCGAACAGGCAGCAGACTTTATTAACTGTATCGCATTTGGTAAGAATGGAGAGTTTGCAGAGAAGTATTTACATCAGGGAACTAAGATTATCGTTGAGGGTAGATGGCAGACAGGCAACTACACTAACAAGGACGGACAGAAAGTCTACACTAATGATTGTGTTGTTGAAAGACACGAATTTTGCGAAAGCCGTGCTAATCAGCAGAGCGGCAACAATGGAATTATGGGCGGTAACAGCAGTAATGATGGCTTTATGGCTATTCCAGATGGTGTAGCTGACGAGGGATTACCATTTAATTAAGAGGTGTGAGTATGACAGAGAATGAAGCAATAGAAAAACTGAAAAATATGCGATTGTTTATGCAGATTACGGACAAGAACAACGACTGCAAGTTTACAGAAGATGATTACAAGGCTAACGAAATGGCAATAGAGGCACTTGAAACAATCAAGAAGCTATCTGACCGCAAAATGACAACAGAAGTCCTTGAAAACTATATGCAGTTTGAAGATGAATGTGCCAAGAAAGGTTTTACATTTAAGAGCGTAATTGAAGCTAGAGAAGAGCAGATAGCTAAGAAACCTATTTTAAAAAATGGAGAAAGCGGGAGCTTTGTTGATTATGAGGATGGACACGGAGAATACAAAGTAACAAAATGGCAAGATTGGGTATGCCCTATTTGCGGTTGGTTTGTAGGACAGAGATATAATCGGTCTCAAAACCATCCGCACGACCAAAGGGAATGTAATTACTGTAATGAGTGTGGTCAAAAAATTGATTGGAGTGATGAAGAATGAGTAAAGAGCTTAAACCATGCCCGTTCTGTGGACACAGTATAGATATTGAAAAAGATGTGTATGAACCGAGTAGGGATTGGCACCCGACATTTATTGACCCAGATAGTGGTGGTGACCCTATTAACATTCATTGCAAATGTGGCTTAGAGTTTTGCACTGGTACATATAACTGGGGCGAATTTGTAGAAGCATGGAACAGGAGGGCAAGCAATGAGATTGATTGATGCAGATAAATTGAACTTTCATTGCAATTATGATAGTGATTGTTCGGGAGATATATCACATTGCAAAGAATGTGATAATTATGTATTAGATTATAGAGATATACAAGAACAGCCAACATTCTTTGATATGAAAGCTAAACCTATTGATAATTTCGTAGACCCGTTTAAATCAAGAACCGCAACGGAAAATAACCTTGTTGAAGAAAATGCAGAACAATTAACGGTTAATGATATTGATAAGGTTGTGAAACAGCTTGAAGACGAAAGAGAGCTATCATACGCAGATTTTGACAAATATGTTGAAGAAGTCAGTCCTTGCCTTGATGCAGAATATGATGATAGTTTTCAAAGAGGTTTAGAAAGGGCAATTAAGATAATAAAGGCAGGTGGAATTAATGGATAGAGATTGCAATAAATGTATACATCATACTACAGGAACTTGCAGTACTTTTAACTGTGAGTTTGTAACAGCTGATGATGTAAGAAATAAGGCTATTGACGATTTTGCAAAGGCTGTTGAAGATGCAGGACTTGTCTTTGTTGATGATATGCTTAAGCTAGAAGAGCTTGCGGAACAGCTAAAGGCAGGTGATAACAGTTGAATTATCAGAACATAGCAAGAGCCAAGGCAATAGAACAGGAAAACAAAAAACGACTATTGAAGCTGAACCCAAAGCTGAACGACAAGAGCGGTATATATTTCTTGCTTCGAGAAGATGAAAATGGATTTAAGTATGCTTACATCGGGCAAAGTGTTGGAATAATTACCAGATTGGCAAGTCATATGTCTGGATACGAACAACATATAGACAAGTCATTAAAGGCACATAAGCTGTACGACAAAGAGAAAAACCCTTATGGCTGGCGAGTTGAATTTCTGAATTTCCCCGAAAGTCAGCTTGACGAAAAGGAGAAGTATTACATCAAGCTGTATGCTGATAAGGGTTATCAGCTTAGAAATGTCAGTTTAGGCGGTCAAGGAGAAAATCGTGCTAGTGGTTCAATAGGCGAAAGAAAAGCGCCTAAAGGCTATATGCAGGGAATACAGCAAGGCAAAAAAATGTTAGCGAGGGAATTGTCGTCTATCGCTGAAAAGCATCTTAAAATCGAATTGAGAGACGATAAGAAGCACAACAAGGTGTCGCAGAAGCAGTATGAGAGGTTTATGGATTTATTGAAAGTGGGTGGAGATAATCGGCAAAGACTATGATTGCCATTGTTGGAACGATTATCCAAACGAAAACCATAGATACTATGGACGTTCAGATACACCGAAAAAGAGTGGTAAATGGAAGTGCGTAGATTGCTATGAGTATGTCGGAAAATCAAAATTTGGTACTACTCATTGCAGGAGAAAAATAAAGGAGTGATTCAGAATGAAGATTTTAAGTAATAAAGAATATCATCGTCTTGTGAACAAAATAGATACTCTTACTAAAGATAATGACTGCATGAATAGAAAACTTGATGAAATGAAAGAAGATAAACCTAATGATTGTAAAAGTAATGAGGGAAGTCACTTTTGTAGCATTTGCGAGTTTGGCTATTTGAGAGTAAGAAATCTAATTGGAACAGATTTTTATGCTTGCAGTAAAACAGTGTCTTGTGAAGATTTTAAGAGAAAAGAAGACAACTAACTAAAAATCAAAGAAAGGAATAGGTTGTCGCGACATAAAACCGAGGTTTCCTTTTGGTGGATTTAAAATGTATAAAAAGAAGATTAAATGCGAGATATATCGTGATTCAATGCAGAATTACAAGAAATACGCAATACCGCCAGCACAGCTTATTATTGCTGATGTTCCTTACAATGTAGGAACTAACTTCTACGGAAGTAACCCTATGTGGTACAACGGCGGCGATAATAAGAACGGGGAAAGCAAACTTGCGAAAAAGGCGGCTTTTAATTCGGATTTTAACTTTAATTTGTATGAATACTTCCATTTTTGCTCAAAGATGTTGAAAAAAGAGGACACAAAGCCTATCGCAAGGGGCAGAAGCAGTAATAGCCCTTGTATGATTGTATTTTGTTCATTTGAACAGTTATCAACATTGATTGCCGCCGCAAAGAAACACGGATTTGTTAATTACATACCGCTTGTATTCTGTAAAAATTACAGTCCACAGGTACTTAAAGCTAATATGCGTATCGTTGGTGCTACGGAATATGCACTTGTGTTGTACAGAAATAAGTTACCGAAATTCAGAAACGGCTTGCAGATTGATGAAAACGGAAAGAATATCAGAGGTACAGGACATATGATTTTTAATTGGTTCAACTGGGAGAAAGACGGAAAAGATATACCGAAAATTCATCCAGCACAAAAGCCCGTAGCAGTCCTTAAAAAGCTGATTGAGATTTTTACAGACGAGGGAGATGTAGTTATTGACCCTTGTTGCGGCAGTGGCAGCACGCTAAGAGCCGCCGCAGAGCTTGGCAGAAGTGCATACGGATTCGAGATTGACAGAAACTTTTACGAGCGTGCCAAGAATGAAATGATTGTATTTGAAAAGGACGAGCAAATGGATATAAGTGATTTTATAGGAGATACAGTATGATAGTACATTGTTTATTTGAACAGTCAGGCACATTCAAGAATGCTTTCAAGAAGTATGGGATTGAAGCCTATGATTATGATATTCAGAATGAATTTAACGAAACCGACTATGTTACTGACCTTTTTAAAGAAATAGAAAGGGGGTATCAAGGCGAGCCAAGTTTGTTTGATAAGATAAGCCCTGATGATTTGATATTTGCATTTTTCCCTTGCATAAGATTTGAGAATCAAATAATGCTGTGGTTTAGAGGGCAGTCAGCAAGTCAAAAAGGATGGTCTTTAGAAAAGAAATGTGAGTTTGACATGAATTTGCTTGAAGAAGTTTTACATATGTATAGCTTAGTAAATAAACTGTTTATTATTTGCATAAGAAGAGGATTGAAACTGATAATGGAGAACCCTTATTCAGAGGAACATTTTTTAAGACGATATTGGTGCTATTCTCCGGCGGTAATTGATAGAGATAGAAGAGATAGCGGAGATTACTTTAAAAAGCCTACACAGTATTGGTTTTTGAATTGCGAGCCACAGAACAATCTTATTTTTGAGCCAATTAGCTATAACGCTATCGAATGCAAGGACGCAATAAGAACAATAACAAAAGAACATTATGTAAAAACAGGGGCAGATAATAAGAAAACAGCAAGGTCAATGATACATCCACAGTACGCAGATAGATTTATCAGGCAATATATTCTTGATGAAGAAATATGGAGAGGTAAATGATGAAAGACGAAACAAAGCAGGAAATACAAATACTCCTTGATTTGCTAAAAGGTAGTCTTACAAGGAATGGTGTGAGTATGGCAACGGATAGAGAGGGTAACTTGATGTTCTTTGATACATCTGCCTATGCCAGAAGCAAAGGTAAGGAGTTTGACGGATTTAGGGTTAATATTAACGATTTAGTGAAGTAACAATGTGACAGAACTTGAAGAGGTAATTATGGCAGGCAATTTTATTAAAATTGACAGAAAGATTTTAAAGTGGGAATGGTGGAGCGATATTAATACATTCAGACTTTTTATGTATATGTTGATAAGTGCCTATTGGAAAGACGGAAATTATAAAGGCAAGATAATTGAAAGAGGGTCTTTCCCCTCCTCAATATCTGAATTATCAAAAGAAACTAATTTGTCCGTAATGGAAATTCGTACCTCGCTAAAGCACTTACAATTAACAGGCGAAATAACAAGCAAAGCAACAAACAAATTCACGATATTTACTGTAGTTAACTACAATTTGTATCAAACGGATAACAAGCAAGATAACAAACAAATAACAAGCGGCTTAACAAACAATCAACAAACAGATAACATTCTATTAACAAACTCTATATTAAAAGAAAGTAAGAATAAAAGAACAGAAGAAATTAAAGAAGATAAGAATACAGAAAAAGATATTACTAACGTAATATCCAAAAAGAAAAGCTATTATCCCGATGATGAATTGCTTGATGAAGCATTCAACGAATATGTGACAATGCGTAAGAGAATTAAGAAGCCTATATGCACCGACAAGGCATTGCATAGGGCTATGAATGCTCTTGAAAAGCTATCAGGCGGAGATAATGATTTGGCAGTTAAAATTCTTAATCAATCCGTAGACCATTGCTGGCAAGGATTGTTTGAGTTAAAAAGTGAAAGCAAGCAAGATAGTCAAAGATTTGGGAATGTCATTGATTGGAGTAAGGTGTAAAGGAGAAAAATTATGTATTCAGATGCAATTTACGAAATCACAGTTAATGATAGTGAAAGAGCGGTTATTGAAGATATATTAAATATATTAGATAATTGCCCTATAAATTTAAGTGACTATGATTATGTGGATATTTTTAGAAGCATAGTAAATAAAAGCTCAAATGTAGATGCAGATGGCGTCAAAATTTTATACGAATCAGGAGGTAGTAACGCTTGACAAGAGAAGAAACAGTTAAAATTATCCGCATTATGTCTGATTGCTACCCAAACTACAAGCCTAGCAACCTATCAGAGACAGTAAATGTGTGGCAGATGATGTTAAACGAATACAGTTACAATCAAGTGTCGATAGCTTTAAAAGCGTATGTTACATCTGATACAAGCGGATTTGCACCGAGTGTAGGGGAAATAGTTGCAAAAATACAACTTGTATCACAGCCGCAGGAACTTGACGGAATGGCAGCTTGGGGATTGGTTAGCAAGGCTTTAAGGAACGGTACTTATGGGGCAGTTGAAGAATTTAACAAACTGCCGCCGTTAGTCAGACAGGCGGTTGGTATGCCAGATAACCTTAAAAACTGGGCGACATCAGATTATCAGACGATTGAAACAGTAATACAATCAAATTTTCTAAGAACTTACGAAACAGCTGTTAAGCGTGCGAATGAAATAAATCGTATGCCGGACAATATTAAATCACTTATCGAAAAGACGAATGCAAATTCGTATAAGGCTCAAATCGAGCAAAAATTCCAAAGAGATATAAATACATTACAAATTAAAGAAAATGCCCTTATCGGTCAAAATACAAACGCAGAAGAATATATTGAAGCACCTAAAGAAGTACAAAATAGAATTTACAGAATGAGAGGTTGATTTTTAGTGGAAACAACGCCAATTAGTCCACAGAAGAAATTATATAATTATCGCCGAGATAATGGATTGTGTCCTAAATGTGGCAAGCCACTTGATAGAAAAGGCTTTTATTGCGAAGAATGTAAAGAAAAGCATACAGCTTATCAAAGAGAAACTAGAGAATTATGTAGACAGCTTAGGATATGTCCGGAATGCCGTAAAAATAAGCTTGTAGGCGAAGAAAAGATATGCCTGGAATGTTTAGCTAAGAAAGCAGAATACAGAGCCAGTCACCCAATAAGTGATGATAAGCGAAGACAAAACAACGAAGCGTTTAAACGGTATTCAAGAAACTTATACGCTGAACGCAAGAAAACCGGCACATGTGTTAGATGTGGAAAGGCTAAAGCTGTTAAGGGTAAAGCGAAGTGTTTTGTATGTCAGAGCAAAGATAATGCTATCCACAGAAAAAGAATTGAAAATAGGCAGAATATAAAAGAATATCGCAAAGAAAATTACTTGTGCTATCGTTGTGGAGAACCTATTGACAGACCGCAAGGACAGTTGTGTCAGAAATGCTGGCAGACAGACTATGAAAGGGGTAAAAGCCTTAAGAATGATAATAGCAAGCATTTATGGCGGTATGATAATCAATTTTTAAGAAAGCGGTGAACAAATGGAAGAAGAGAAAGATGAAATTATGCAAAGAATACAAGAATTAGAGTACTCAATGCATATCCACACTTTAATTCTGAAAGAAATGCAAAAAGTTTTAGAAGAAAATGTTCAAAACCAAGTTTCAGTACAAAAAATAATAAAGAAAATTGTCAAAATACTTGATAAATAAGGAGTATGTATGAGTAAGTCAGAACAGAAAAAGTTTAAGGAGCAAATGTTACGTGTTCAGATGAATAGGATTAGTAATGAACAGCAGAAGAAAAATTTTGAATCAGCATTAATATTAATTTTATGGGTGCTGCATGATAAATTCGGTTTCGGACAGCAGAGATTAACAAAAGTACAAAAAGAGCTTAAAGTACTTATAGATAACTACAATGACGGATTATTCACAGCAGAGGAGCTTGTTAATCAGTTATACGAAGAAACAGGAATAGAACATATTAAGTTTAAATAAGGAGATTGGCTTATGAAGTTTTCAGAACTGACTAAGCCGGAACTTGATGAGATAATTAAAAATGCCAATTTTACAGAAGAAGAATTGAGAATATTCAAGTTACTATCACAAGGCAGAAGCATTACAGAAATTGCTATGCGGCTGTCCGTGTGTGATAGAACAGTCAATCGCAAGATAAACAAAATTAAAAAGAAAATAAGTAAGTTGGAGGTTATAAATGATTAGGGTTACTCAAAATGGCGAAGACGTAAAAACAGAAAACATAACTCTTTCAGACAGCTTACTAAAGATAATTGCAGAGATAATTGACAACAAGTAAATATGTGTTACAATGTGCCGTAGAACGTGATAAATGCGGCACATTTATTTATATTATAAGGAGATAAAATATATGGAATGTGTTGCTTATATGAGAGTATCTACTGAAAAACAGGCTGTTGAGGGCAATGGACTTGATAGCCAAAAAAGAGACATTGAAAATTATTGTAGGAAAAATGAGCTTGTAATAACAGATTGGTATATTGACGATGGTTACACAGGTACAAATATGGATAGACCGGAACTTCAAAGACTTGTGAATGATTGTAGCCGCAAAAGAGTAAGTTGTGTTGTTGCTTTTAAGCTTGACCGATTATCAAGAAATATGATTGACGGAATATATCTTATCGAGAAAGTATTTCAAAAGTATAATGTCGTGTTTAAATGTGTTCACGATAGCGTAAATTATGATAGCCCAATGGAGCAGGCGTACACACAAATGATGGCTGTATTTGCACAGCTTGATAAAAATACTATGATGTTGCGTATGCGTGGCGGTATGCTTGAAAGAATTAAGCAGGGTTACTGGATGGGCGGTGGCAATTTGCCGTATTGTTATTCCTACAGTAAGGAACAAGGTATATTAATACCTATCCCGGAACGTGCAGAACAAGCAAGAAAAGGTCTTGAATTATTCATATCTGGCTATTCAGATGCGAAAATTAAAGAAATTTGTGGCTTTAAGTCTGAACTTGTTACTAGAAGCATTTTGACCGGCGTTGTAAATATCGGAATGATACCTTACAAAGGCAAAATATATCAAGGAAAACACGAACCTATTTTTGATAAAGATAGGTTTAATCTTGGATTAGAACTAAGAAAGTCAAGATGTTCAGCAAAAACTTACTGCATAACTGAACCTAATTTATTGACCGGATTATGTTATTGTGGAATTTGTGGTTGCAAAATGCGTTATCAAAAATGGGGCAGTGAAAAACATAAGATTTATTGTTGCTCAAGAAATAAATCGCTTTCATATCTGCCTAATTATAATGCAAGCTGTAATAATTCGCTTGAATGGGCGGACGAGATAGAGAAACAAGTAGAAGAAGAAATCCTTAAAATATCACTTGATTTATCATCTTACAAGCCAAAAGAAAAGGCGACAAAACTTGAAATTATGCAATCACAGCTTGAAAAGGAACAGATTAAGCTAAAAAGATTGTATAATCTGTATGCTGACGGAAATGATACTGTCTTAGAAATGATTAAAGAACTGGAAGCACAGATTAAGGAAATGAAATTAAACATTGCCGCTGAAAGCAAAAACGCAATCAATACGCAGAAAAAGGAGTTTGTTTATGAGAACATAAAAAAACTTGCCGACATTTGGGATAAGGTCGACAAGAAACAAAAGAACTTGATACTAAAGACTATAATTGACAAGATAGTAATTGTCAATGGAAATATTGAAATACAGCTTAAGAATTTTTAGCACAAACTTAATGCAGTTCCTATAGCATATAGGAAGTGCTAATGCCGCATTTATCGCGTTTTACAATTATATAATTTCAGCATTGTCGCTTATATGTCGCACATATGTCTATTATGTGTCGCTATAAGTGATTTTTTTTATGCAAAAATGTAACTAGAAAGAGAGGTAGTGCAAATGTTTTCTGATGAAGTAAGAGAAAAAATCTTGAGTAAAGAAGAATTACAGAAACTTGACTTAGTGACATTATCTCTTGTTATCCACGCAATCGAGGAAGTTTTAGAGGAGGCAGACAATGAACAATCCTTATCAGCAACCGATTATGAGTAATTATGTACCTCAATATGGAGCATATCAATATAATCCTATGGCAAATATCCAGAGATTTCAGCCGCAGGAGCAGATGCAGCAATCACAAGTTCAGCAAACTATTCCACAGCAGATAATAGGTATTAACGGCAGAGTTGTGCAAGCAGTTGAAAATATAAACGCTAACGAGGTCCCTATGGATGGCTCAATGGCATTTTTCCCGAAGCAGGATATGTCGGAGATTTATGTTAAGGGCTGGAATGCTGATGGAACAATTAGAACGATTGTGTATAAGCCTTATACAGACCCTAAAGATAATCAGACAGTAAATTCTATGGCTAATGCAGAAAACGCTAAATTTACCCTATCAGACGAAAGCACACAGCTATTTCTGAATAAGTTTAAGGAATTGTCAGAGAAAATAGGGCAGTTGGAAGATAGATTTGATAAATCTTTAGGAACGCAAAGAAAAACTTCAAGAACTCAAAGCAAAGGCGGTGATGAAGAATGAACCCAATTAACATTTTTCAGATGATGAAAGCTGGTCCGCAACAGTTCATACAACAGATAATGGGAAATAATCAGATGATGAATAATCCCATAATGAAAAATACTATGCAGATGGCGCAGCAGGGCAATATGCAAGGCATAGAGCAGATGGCTAGAAATTTATGCAAAGAAAAGGGACTAAATGCAGATGATGTATTTAGCCAGATAAAAAGTAGATTTGGTAATTAGTAGCATATTAGATGTCTTTGCAAACTACCTAGGTGACATCTTTATGAATATATTTTTAGGAGGTAACAATATGTTTTCAAACTCAAATTGTGCCAGCGTACCATTAGTCGCAAACATTGACGGCAACGGCAATAACGGCGGATGGGCTGACGGCGGATGGCTTTGGATAATCGTTGTATTCGCATTACTCTTTGGATGGGGTAATGGTGGATTTGGCGGTTTTGGTGGCAACAATGGCGGTGGTTATGTTGCGACAGCTGCTACGCAGGCGGACATTCAACGCGGATTTGATAATTCAGCAGTTATCAGCAAGTTAGATGGCATTTCCAACGGACTTTGCGATGGTTTCTATGCTATGAACAACAGTATGCTCACAGGTTTCAATGGCATTAACACAAATATTATGCAGACAGGCTATGGCATCCAGCAGGCTATTAATGCTGATACAGTCGCTAATATGCAGAATACAAACGCATTACAGGCACAGCTTGCTAACTGCTGCTGTGAAACTCGTGAAGCTATCCAAGGTGTAAACTACAACATGGCAACCAACACTTGTGCTTTACAGAACACAATGAACAATAACGCAAGAGACATTATCGACAGTCAGAATGCAGGAACGCGCGCTATTCTCGATTATCTCTGCAATGAGAAAATTTCTTCCTTACAGGCAGAAAATAACGACCTTCGCAGAGCAGCTTCGCAGGATCGTCAGAGTGCATTACTTACAACTCAGATGGCAGCTCAGACACAGCAGATTATCAATGCTGTAAATCCGGCACCAATTCCGGCATATACAGTACCTAATCCAAATGCGTATTATGGATGCGGATGTAATACAGGATGCGGATGCTAAACAATTAAATAATCAAGTATCTTAATCAAATTTAATCGGTTTAATTCTTGGTTTATCTTGGTTTTAATCGGTTTAATCGAGTTAAGTATCGAGTTTAACTCGAAAGAAAACTCGGAAGATTATGTCTGCTAAGCAGTATTACTTATAACCCAAGGGCAGACTATAATGTTTGCCCTTATTTTTATGAAAGAGAGGTAAAGATAATGGAAATAACAGGAATTGCATTACAGACTGTTGCCACCGGAGAAGATGTTGCATTTACAGAAACACCGGTATGCGGTAGCAAATGTATAGTCCACAGACAGGGAAGCGGAATTATAAAGCTAAGAGGTATTACTAATCAGTGCAAAGCTAGATTTTTAGTATCTTATAGTGGAAACATTCAGATACCTACAGGCGGTACAGTTGGAGCTATTTCACTTGCCATAGCAGTAGACGGAGAACCTTTACAGTCGACACGAATGATAGTTACTCCAGCAGCAGTACAAAATTTATTTAACGTTTCGGCTCAGGCATATGTTGATGTACCTTGTGGCTGTTGCAGTACCGTAGCAGTGCAGAATACATCTACACAGGCTATTGAAGTACAGAATAGTAACTTAATCGCAGTAAGGGAGGCTTGATGATATGCATAAATGGGCTAAACAGATTATGGAATGTGTCAAGGCAAAAGTTGAAGCAATCGGATTAGACAGCTTTGAGGGACAGAACCTTGACGATTTAAAGGATTTTACAGAAATAGCGAAGAACATAGCTTGCTTTGACAAAGATTATAGAATTGTTGAAGCTATGGAAAAGTCAGAAGATAACGAAGACATTATGCGTATGCTTGAACAGTACGAAGATTATCCGGACAGAAGATTTTACGACCACTACCGCTATGCAGATGGAAGATTTGCCCCTAAAGGTAAAGGAACATACCGCAGAGGATATGAAGAACCACCTTATATGCACATGTACCCGGAAGCAGAGCATATGAGGGATATGGATAGGGATTATGGCAAGATGTACTATACAGAGCCAATGCCCGAAAGCAATTACGACAGGGCAAAGAGAAACTACACAGAAACTAAGGAAATGCACAAGAATAACACACCAGAAGATAAGGAACACAAGATGAAGTCACTTGACAGCTATACCAAGGAACTTGCAAGCGATATTACAGGTATGGTGGCTGATATGTCAGCAGAAGAGAAGAACTTGCTTAGAACAAAGTTAAGCACTCTTGTATCTAAGATATGATTTTAAGGGCTATGAGTAGCAATATTCATAGCCTGTTTTATTCAGAAAGGAGCATACAGATGTTTTTTACAATTAATGGTACAAATTGGCGAGTGCAATATGAAAATTCAAATTCGGGTGAATTAAAGCGGTCAGACAATGTTTCTGTACTAGGTGTAACTGATAGAAATACGCATACAATTTATCTGTCAAACGCCTTGCGTGGATTTATGGAACGCAAAGTGCTGATACACGAAGTATGCCACGCAATCTGTATGTCCTATGATGTGTACTTGCCTATTGAACAGGAAGAGATATTGTGTGATTTTGTAGCAACTTATGGCGATGAAGTATTTGACATTGTTGATATGGTTTTAGGGGCAGTTAGGAGAGTGGGATAATGAGTATTGATGAGCTGTTAAAGATAATTCAAAAGACTAATCCGACTATAACTAAGGAATTGTTGATATATGAGCTTAGTCAATGCCGGTATGCAAGTAAAGCATTGATTTATACAGAAAATGCTGTCAAAAAATTTCGGGGTAACGCATTTGATACCTCCCCCGGATACATCTTTGATATTCAGAAAAACGATTTTGACAATTTTTAAAATTCGGTTCAGATTTCGTTCAAATCCTACTTAAAAAATTGAAAAAATTTTTCAAAAATTTTAAATGCGCCGTTTCAAATACCCCCGTCATATACAATTTTGGAATCCAAAAATCGGTTGAAAACTTTTCCCCAAATTTGACCTCAATTTTGTTCAGATTTGCCTTGAAAAATTGATGAAAAACTTTAGAACTTTAACAAGCTAAAGTGTACAGCTGATTCTTTACGCTTGTAGGTGTGGCTTACAATTTCGGCGTTATGGTTTTGTGTTTTGCCCTGTGCGGCGGTTTTATTGTGTCGGTGTAGACTTATTAGCCTACAGAACAAAACAGCCTTAAAACGCCTTTGGCAACGTTGCATAAAATGGGTATAATATGCCCTTGCAAGTCGTGGAAGCTGTCGCCAGTTCTGGAGAATTCAACAGAACGCACGCCGCCCCGGTTGGGTACACTTGTACACCTAAAAAGCCTTATATATAAGCATAGCATTATTGTATTAATTTTTCAAGGTACGCAAAGAAAAGCATATAAATATATACGCTTAGTGCTTGCGGCTGGAATCGAACCAGCCAAACCAGAGCAAGCCAAAAAGGGCGCAGATTGTACGCCCTTAAAAAGCTAATTCATTATTTTGTTTTTTATTTGTTTTAAAAGCTTTTTATCAATTTGATAATTTTCCACTCCTCGCATTTTTAAGACATAGGTACTTATGTCTTTATAATACAAATCAACAATTCCCTCTCTGTTGTGCCAGTCGTTCACATCTCCTTGCCAGCATTTTATTCTGTGTTCTTCTTTTTGCCTTGCGATTTCTACACTTTCAGCAAAATCTTTTTCTATATTTATTTTATCATTCAAAAACCTGTTTATTAGACCCTTAAAGGTTTTTAAATCTGATTTATATATATAAATTATATATAATTTTGTATAAAGTTCTTTGCTTCTCTCGGTAAGCAATATATCTTTTTCTTTTTCTGCTTTAATCTGTTCTAATTCTGCCGCAGTTTTTCTTGTATACGTTCTCTTTTTTCTGTTAGATATAATTTCATCGAATTCTTTAACCGTAAAGTTTAATACTGCACTTTCTTCTATACAATAAAAATCTGTTTCATTGTAAAATTTTCCTGTATGATGCCAGGAAGACCATACCAGAAAATTATCTTTTAATTCCTCAAGTGTCATCTTTTTAAATTCTATTTCTGTTTTTTTGTCGGCGTGCCAAAAAATGTTGTCTATTTCCTCCAAAATAGCAGTTTTAGTCCACTTATACATAGGTTTTTCACCTTGCGAATACGCCCAAACGGCGTTGTTACTCATTTGATTTTTATAATATCCTGCCATCTTTTTTAAATCTCCTTTACTTTTTTATATTTTAATGCTATTATAACAAAGGCATTTGTCATTATATAATTTTAGGCGAATGTTTTTTGAATGGGAAGGGAGGAAGTATATTGTACTTCCTCCCTTTTATTTTAG